TGTCAAAGTTACATAAAATTTTATTCATTATAATTTTATGTAACTTTGACATTATAAAAGAAACTCCTTCCATTGAAAGTATTTTAATAGGAAAAATTCTTTGAAGTTCTGACTTATTTCTCAAACTTAATCGTATCTTGATTTTTAAGAGAGTTTATAACGCTTGGCACGTAATTTAAATGCCGCTTCTCCACCTTCCATTACCTTACAGATGTGGTTTCTAACCTCGGTATCTTCTATACTTCCAGAAGCTAACAAGCTCAATCCGCTTTTATTAGAATCCATAGCTAATATTAACTCTGAGTCTCCGTTTACCGGAATATTAGCATTATGTGTTACTATAATTATTTGTCTTTTAGACTTACAAGTTTTTAATCTTTCAACAATCAGTTCATATATTAATGAATTATCTAAATCATCTTCTGGTTGATCTAATATTAATGGTACTTCTCCATAAGATAATAGAAAAGTCAATATGGCTGATGTTTTTTGACCTGCGGAAGCGTTAGAAAGCGGTTTATATTCATTAGAATTAGCTGCTTTATATTTAACTTGAACTTCATCCTCTGGATATAAAAGCATTAATTCATCCATTTGTTCTTTATTTAACTCTCTGATTACACGGATAAACCTTCCTGAAAAAATTTCATTATTCTTACCAGATCTTATATCAATAAATATAGATATAAGCTTTAAAATGTTGTCTTCTACTTTTCCCTTAAAGCAAAAGTCAATAATTTTATGGATATCTTCGTTAAAAGTATCTTCTTTTTGAATAATTCTTCTAAATTGATGTTCAAAGAACTTTTTATCTCTAAATTTTTTAATTTCTATTTTTAAGTTATCACTATCTCCTAGAACTTCTTGGATAAAGATTTTTCTAGCATTTGTAATTTCTTCTCTCTTTTGAAGGAAATTAGCCTTTAATACTTCTAATTCTTGTATTTCTTTTTCCTTTAATTCTTCTTGACCTTTTATTATATTTAGCTGTTCGTGCTTATTCATTAGCTCTTCATTAAGTTTTTCAAAGTTATGAAGGGTTTGAATGCCTTTTGATTGTAAAGCTTCTTTTGTTTGTGTGAATTCCTTTTTATTCTCTTTATAGGCAGAGAGCCAATTGGACTCTTTCAAACTTTTTTTATATTCTTCACTAAGATTAAACATTTGGGTGCTCAAGTCCAAAATATGTGCATGAATTTTATCATATTTTTCTTTTATAAGGTCTCCAATATTTTTTATATCAGTTTTATAATCTTGGGAAATATTTTCATAGTTAATCTCTGGTAGTTCTAATGTGTCACAAAGTAATTGAATTTGTTCATGGCTTTTGGTAATAGTCTGTCCATATAATTTTAGCTCCTCTAATTCTTCGGAAAATTGATTGGACTTATTAAAGATTTTTTCAAAATCACTTTCTTTATAAGTTTTTAATTGATTTTTCTTGTCTTCAATATCAGCCAATAACTTCGATTTCCCCTCTAATTGAGACACAATGGCTCTAATGTTTGAGGATTTACTTAAGTACTCAATTTTAATTGTTCTTAAACTTTCTTTGAGTTCATACATTCCATCTATTGAGCTATCCATTTTATCTCTTAGAGCGTTAGGCTTTTTAGCAATCTCATAAACCTGTTTTTGCGAATATATATCAAAATTAAACAGGTTTAGTAACGAACTATCTTCATCTTGTGTAATTTCTTCATATTGCTTTGTCTCCGTATTCCACTTGTGAAAAGTGTTTTTTTGTGAGTGTCCGTTAAAATTAGATGCAACAATTTTATAAGTAGTATTGTATCTATTATAGATTACTTCTATTTCGGAGCTATTTTTTAAGACACCAGAATCATCATTTTTACTATATACACTGAAAAATTCCTCTTGCTCACTAGCAATTTCTTCATGTTCTTTTAAATCATCAGTATATTTAAAACATCCTCTAATAAATCTAAGTATGCTCGACTTTCCTGTTCCACGTCCACCAATTATTGTGGTCATTTGAGGATTGAAAGGGAATAAATTTTCAGTTTTGTTAAGTTCAGTGTTTTTAACATTTATACTATTTATCCATTGATTAGGGAGTTCATAAGGAACTTCTTTAGATTCAAAATCATTTCTTATTCTACTTTCGGGTAAGAGAAGTGCTTGACGTAAACTTTCTAAATTAATATCTTCACTCATTTTTATCCATGTGTATCTTTGACCTATCCCCCAAAGACCATGTTTAGAAGCCTTCTCACTCGCTGGATTATCTGAAAATGTAAGAATGGACAATGGATGCTTTTTTGCATTAGTTAAAGTGTTCTTCCAATTTAATGCTCTCTCTGCTGCTATTTTAGTTTCACCGTATAGGTTTTGTAATAATTCTAATTCTGATTGTGAATCTAATTCATTGTTATATAAAAATTCATGTACAGCCTGGACTCCCAGTACATTCTCATTCTTAAACACGCTACTTTGCGTTCCGAAATCTGTTTCGCAAAGTCCACTGTATTGATCTATATGAGCTGGTATAGCTATAGCTCCCACGTCCTGTGCTTCTTTGATAACCTCCAGAACCCCCATAGTAACTTTAGCGTTTTGATGACCATACATTTCCCTATCGAGTTTTAATCTTGCAAGGAAATGATTAACATCCTGTGTACCCTTATCTACATCAAATAATACAAGTATATGAACTTTAGCGTCACTACAAGTTACTTCTACTCCTGGAAACACTGTTAAGCTAGTCCCCTTAGCAGCTTCTTTTATTTTATCTATATACCCACCTGTATTATGATCTGTAACAGCAACACAATCTAACCCTTGTTCTATGCATCTATCGACCCACTGTGCTGGTGTAACCTCTTGTTCAATAAAACATTGACTTTCAGGTGTATGTAAATGTAAATCTGTTTTATACCAGCGTGCTCCTTTTATGTTTCTCATCATAATCCCCCTATTTAAATTATGTACCAATTCAATTTTAATCCTTTGATTATCAAAGTTTCAACATAAAAGAGTCCAAAGAAAATAGAACTTTATTTTTAATCAAATGTGTGTTTAAGATACTTAGGGAGAATAAATGGACAGTTGATTTACATGTGGGCACGTCATATATAAAGATGCACTATTGCATATCTTTTTAGTAAAGCGTGAGAAAGCATTGATATAAAGCTATTTTCAAACTTTCTCAATATTTTTCTGATAACCACACGACTGAATTTTGGCAAAAATATGATATTATGAAAATAATAAAATAAACGGACGTAAAAAGACCCACGGTGCAAGTAGTGCTGGTAACACTCTTACACTGCCCCTACTACCCTAGGGAACATTGTCGCGGATCTTATACATATAATTATAACACACCATAGATTGAGGGTGGCACGTTTTCCTTTATGGGGTTTACGTGTCTTTTGTTCCGGCAAGGAGGAGCAAAATGAAATATTGGTTATTTAAAGTTGTTGATCAAATTGATTTTCAAAAAAAGAGCCAAGAGAGTATTTCAAAAGAACTTGGAATAAGTGGCCCTGCGTTTTCAAAGAATTTATCAGGGAAAAGTGAATTGAATTTTTTAAATGTAGTAAAGTTAGTTGAATTATTATATGAAGATCCGCTTGAAAAGAATTATATGATCCATGAATTTTGTAAAAAAACTAAAAGTAAAAAGAATTTAAGAATAGCTATGGAGTATGGAAATGCTTTAGGGGATTTGGAACTCCTTAGAATCGCGATTCAAAGAGGCTTTGAATCTAATAACTCTAAAACTTACGAATGGGCATATATATATGAACTCGTTTGGTTAAGAGCTAAGAAATTTTTTACAGCTGAAAAACTTTTAACGGAGACTGAGAATAGGAAAAAGAGTAAAGTTCTTAAAAATGAAGAAACTAAAATAATGTTTGATATTTTAACATTATATTCTATGTATGATTGTAGGGATTTTAAACTTTTAGATGGGTATATACAAACATTACAGGAAAAAATATCTGAACTTCCTAGCCAATTTATAAAAGATATATACAGTAGCCGTGTAAAGGAATGGTATGCGTATGCATTGCTAATGGACGAGCAAATAGAAAAATCAAGAGAACTATGCCATAGTATATTGAATGTTAATGATGAATTAGGTTATTTAAGGTTATTAAAAATTTCTGCATTAGGATATTTAGGTGAATCATACGTTGAAAATTATGAACAATCTTTATGGTATTTAAATAAAGGGATTGAGATGCTAGACCAACTATCTTATGAGAAAGCAGAAAACCGAAAAAAAGAGTTTTTAAATATGAGGTCTTACATTAGAATAATCCATCAAAAGGATATGTATGATTTACAAATTTTTGATGTGGGCGAGAAAGCGCTTCTATATATAGTAACAGGAGAAAAAGAAAAAGCTGCCACTATATTAAGAAAGTACGAAAAAGAGAATGGTAGTCTGTCTCCAATGAAATTATGTTATTTAGGAATGGCATTGGAAGATAGAAAATTACTAGAAAAATCAATTGAGTTATTCTACTCGCAAGGGTGTAAATTTTATAGTTATTTACCTCGAAAAATATTGGTAGATATTAATAAAAATAGTATAATATACAAGGGTGATGCTAAATGAAAAAAGTACTAGCTTTAGTAACAACTTTGGCTTTAGTCGGAGTATTATATGTATCTCCTGTTAAAGGTCAAAAGGAGCAGCCTAAACAAGTAGCAAAGGATGCTCAAACTCAAATTATGCTTAGAATGGATCCAGGGACAGGAATGGGATAATTTTCTGGTTAAGGGTCCGATATAAATAGATTGAATGCGATTGTCTCTTAATGGGGCAATCGCATTCGCTGTTTATAGGGGGATTAACTAAATTTCAAAATTAAATATTAGTTATACATTGTGATAAATTCACAAACTACTATGAAAATATCGGAGGATGTTGGTGATGGAACAAAATACAATCGAAAAAGAGTTAATTGAAGTTGAAAGTAATCTACAAGGAATCTTTAATGCGGCTCATAGTGGAGATGCTGAGTCTTATGAAATTCTTTTGAAAATAAAAGAGGCGATCGGTAGCATTTAACGCTATCAATCGCCTGATATTTTAACTAGTTGTTTTATCATTTCAATAAGTTCTTTTTGTTTATCAGGATTCTTAGATCGGATATCTATCATTACTTGTTCTAAGTCATCCTTAGCTGTTAATTCAGGATTCTTCTCATCGGATTCACCTAATACATAAGAAACGGATACATTTGCGAGTTTAGCTATATCTAAAGAAGTTTTTCTCGATGGACATTTATCTATTTCTTCGTTCTCCCACATAGATACAGCAGATTTACTTTTTAGTCCTAGTGCGTTAATGAATTCAGATTGGCTCATTTTGAGTATTTCCGTTCTGATTTCTTTAACCCTTTTACTAATCAATTGATGATTCATCAGTTTTCTCTCCTTTATAGAAGTCCCGTCTACTATTATCTTTTACTTTTTTTCATTAACTATAGTCAATATATATAAAATTTAACAGGAAAGTTCACTCAAAGACAACCTTTTTAAGTTTATAGAAAAAAATAAATTTAACTGTTCACAAAAGGTGAACAGTGTGTTATTATCAAATTAACGAAAAGAACAAAGGTGATAAACATGAAACTAAATATCGAAAAGGCCAAATCGTTACGCAAGAAACGTGGTTATAGTCAGGCTTATGTAGGTGATTATCTTGGTTACTCAACAAAATCCGCTTATTCACAACTTGAATCTGGCAAGAGACAACCAAGTATATACAGATTGGGTTTGTTGTCTAAATTGTATGATGTTACAGTTGATGAATTAGTAGAAAGTTAACGAAAAGTTAACTATTATTTTTAACTAAACGTTCACTTTTCGTGAACTAAGAGGAGGAAAGAAAATGAAGCAGTTACAGGTTTTCAATCATCAAGAATTTGGAGCGTTAGAGGTTATACACCTTAACGGTAAGGAAATGTTCAATCTTGAAAATGTAGCGTGGTCACTTGGATATACGAAAGTGGCAAAAGGGAAAACTTATCTTCGAAAAGATCGTATCGAGAAAGTCATCCAAAAAGCTGATATATCAGTAATTGTCCACGATGGACAACCATACATTACCGAAGATGGATTGTATGAGCTGATTTTCGAATCAGAAACTCAGAGAGCAAAAGAATTTCGAAAATGGGTAACAAGCGAAGTGCTTCCTTCTATTAGAAAACATGGAGCATACATGACACCAAACACAATTAATGCTCTACTTCAAGATCCAGACTTAATTATCGGTCTCGCATCACAGCTCAAGCAGGAACAACAAGCGAGACAGGTTGCTGAACAAAAAAATCTCATGTTAACACAACAGATTGCAGAAAACGCATCAAAGATTACATACCTAGACCAAATTCTTCAATCAAAAGATACAGTAACAGTCTCACAAGTTGCAGCGGATTACGGATTATCAGCGATGAAGCTTAATAAAATCCTGAAAGAAGAAAAAGTGCAGTACAAAGTGAATAATCAATGGTTATTGTACTCCAAACACCAAAAAAAAGGTTATACAAAATCAAAAACAGTTGATGTAGTGCATACAGATGGTAGCAGATCAGTGAAAATGAATACGCGTTGGACACAAAAGGGGAGGCTCTTCATCCACGAACTTCTAACGAAACGCGGAATTATTCCAGAAATGGATAGGGAGGCGATGTAAATGATGGAGGAAAGTACATTATCGCTGGCGATTGTATCAGTAGCTATATGTCTATCAGCATATCTAGTACAAAGAATTGATGTCTGGGATAAAAAGACAGGATGGTCACAAGATGATAAATAAACAGCAGCATGATGAATATGAACGAAAGAAAATCTTGTGGATTATAAAGGATTTAAGAGCAAAGGGTGTACATAACAGCGCAGATAAGGTTGAGGAAACATACAAGAGATATATCACGCTTGCTAAATGATAAAAGCCCTACAAGGGGATGTAGGGTAAGACTAAGGGTATTGAAGAATTGTCGATTCTTAAAGTAAAGGACTTCTTGGAATGTTATAAGTTTAACACAAAATTCATTAAAATATTATATAAAGATGTTACGAAATTATGGATATAAAAAACAAAGATAAAAATTATGAAAAAAGTTGATAATCCAAAGAATCCATAAGGGCTTATGTTTGTAATAGCGTCTTTATAGAGTTAATAGGACAAGCTTTTGCTTGTCGTAATATTCAGGAATCTAATAGGATACCTCACCTAATAAACAGTTTTCTGGATATTACGATGCGTGAAAGCATCGGGAAGGAGGGGGAACATGAAAAAAACTACATGTGAATTAAGCGAAGAATTAATAAAACGTGAAGGAATCACCTCGTTGAATGTTAATCCACATGAAGAATGTGTAATTACAACTGGAACAGAAAATGTGAAAATTACTGGTCCAGCCGTAATCATAATCAACCAGGATTAACTTACTGGATCATAACTATAACCGCCTTTCACAACATAACGATCAAAGTATTGACCGTGTGAAGTTGCTGACATCAAGCCTTGGTAGATACTATTTGGGACGGCATAGTACTTGTATAATCTTCCATTCCGAAAAGAGACGTATAGTGTTTTAGAACTATCATCATAACCTACAGAGGCTAAGTTAGAAGAACTTACAGGAACCATATTCATGAATAACCCTCCTTTCCATCGAAGGTATTCGACAAAAGGGATGGGAAATCCTACAAATATTCGACATAAGAAAGAATTAAAACAAAATAAAAAACCGCCTTACCCCTAAGACGGTTTGGAGAAAACACATATAATAACGCACTTATATTATACCAAATGTTTTCTCCTACAGTAAATAAGGAGGCATATGGAAATGATTGAAAATCCAATTACTTACGGAAATCATCACGATTCATCGGCCAATGATTCTATCGGAAATTGCGAAGGGTGTTCACAAGAAATTTATTTAGGTGAAGAGTATTTGGACTTTGATGGAGATTACATACATAACTCTACAGAATGTGTTGAAGAGTATGTAATTGATCATTCAGTTATGAAATTGGCAGGTGAATAAGATGAGCCTACAAAACAAAATTGAAGCTGAAATTGAAATTATGAAGAGTTTAGTTGAGCGATATAAAAAAAGTAAAGAACCTAATGCTATATCGATGGTTGTAGCTTATGAATACGGATTACAAGCACTTATAGAAGTTTATGAAGTTAGTAAAAAAACAGAAATAGCACCATTTTAAAAGAGAGGGAGATTCATATGACAACTGAAAATTACTTTTCTAAATTGGCTCAAATAGATTGTTCGGAACATGTTGAAAAGAAAGGGCGTTTTAACTACTTATCATGGGCGTGGGCGGTAAAAAAACTTCGTGAAGTAGATCCAACAGCAACATGGGAAGTTAAACGGTTTGACGGAGTTCCTTACCTTAAAACATATTGCGGTTACTTTGTAGAAGTTGAGGTCACTGTACAAGGAATACCGTTAAGTCAGATTCATCCAATACTTAATAACCAAAATAAGCCGATTGCTGAACCAAACAGTTTTGATATTAACACAAGTATCCAGCGTTGCTTAGTAAAAGCAATTGCACTTCACGGATTAGGATTATACATCTATGCAGGTGAAGATTTACCAGAAATCCAAGAGGAAATGATTACTGCTCAACAAGTTGGTGCGATCAAATTAAACATAAAAAAATTAGCTACTCTTCGAAAAGCTGATGAAGACACGATTAAAGGACACTTAAGTATTAAAGAAGTTGGTGAATTGACATTAAAACAAGCTGAAGAAGTACTTAAGAAATCAACAAAGTGGGTTAAACAGGCTGAAAAAGTAACTTCTGAAATCGAAGAACAAGAACAAGCAGAAAAAATAGAACAAACAAACTAAGGAGATGCTAAGCCTATGTTAGATAAAAATCAATCTAAAGTCGTCCTTCCGAAGTGGGTGTGGAAGGGCGCACGGAATGAAAAAGAAGCAAGAGTAAAGGCGATTGAGTACATCACTCCGGATCGCTACCCAGGATATAAAATAATCAAAATTCAAGGCGACATAGCGTTATGCGAAAAGGCGAATGCGTGATGTTTAAGATACCTGTAAGGCGCGGATCGATGAAAGAGATGTTAATAGCAGTTCGTGATTTAGAAAAACGAGGTTACGACTATGTAACGCCAATCAAGCGAATATATAGGGCAGAAAGAACTTTTTATCATGAAGGTAAGTTCAGGGGGAGAGAAAAGGTGCGGTTTACTGGCATGGAGGACAATGTAAGTTATGAATGCTGGATGAAGAAGGTGAACTAAATGAGCAATTACCAAACGATACGGACCATTATTTCTCAAATAAGCGGACAAGATAACATAGTTGTTGTACCAAAATTGTTCGTTAAATTAACAGGGGACATTACAACAGCAATCCTTTTAAACCAAATCGTATTTTATAGCGATAAATCAAAAAGAACAGATGGATTCTTTTATAAAACATATAAAGAATGGAAAGACGAAATTTGTTTAACAGAACGGCAAGTTAGGTATTCGACAAGGAAGTTAGTTGATGGAGGCTTAGTAGAGACAGTATTAAAAAAAGCAAATGGAGCTCCTACAGTTCACTACAAATTGGATTATAACAAATTGGTAGAATCCATTCTAACACTTTGTCAGAATCCAATCTTACAAAGTGTTAGAATCCATTCTGACAAAACGTTGGAATCTTTAACAGAGATTACTACAGAGAATACAACAAAGAAAGTAAGTAGTAGTAATATCTTCGCATTCTATGAAAATAACTTTGGAATTCTAAATCCATTCGTAGCTGACAGTATTACAAAATGGGCTAACGATACAAGTGAAGAACTTGTACAAGCTGCTATGGAACGAGCTTTGAAACAGCAGAAGAAATGGAATTATGCTGAGGGAATTTTAAAACAGTGGGTTAACAAAAATATTAAGACTTTAGGTGATGTGGAAGCTTTAGAAGCTGAATACCAACGAAATAAAGGAGTGAAGAACAATGCAGAGAGCGGCGGCAGCAATACCAACCGATATAGCCAAAAAGGTGAATATGACTATGGATTCTGATGTGTGTGATACGCACGATATAAATAAGATGAAGTTCGGTGGACAAGTTGTTTGCCCTCGATGCTTCCTTGAAAACGATAGTAAGAAGCTTCAGCAACAGGAGCAAGCGAAATACGATGCGGATAAAGCGAACGAGAAGAAATTCATGTTTCACCAACAAAGCATGATTGCAGATAGCAATATCACAAAAGCTAATTTTGATAACTATAAGCCAACTAGCAAGGAAGGAGCGAAGAACCTCGGACTCGCAAAGGTCATCGCAACTGATTATCTCAATGGAAAAATGTTTAACACGATTATGGCAGGAAATTGCGGGGCAGGGAAAACGCATCTTGCTTATGCTATCGCGGATCAGCTTGCAGGAGCAGGGAAGTCAGTTGTCTTCGTTACAGTTGGCGAATTGCTAAGGAAGATTAAAAGTACGTTCAATAAAGATTCTACCTTAACTGAGGATTCAATTATACGAAGCTTGGTAAAAGCGGAAGTCTTAATAGTCGATGATTTGGGAGCGGAATTAGGTGCATTAGATGCCAACACGAAAGCAACAAACTTCATTAATAGAGTGTTATTCGATGTTTTTGATGGAAGGCAAGACAAATCTACTATCTTTACGACAAACCTTACAGGAGAGCGTTTGGAGGGTGCATATGATGAAAGAATTGTATCGCGTATTTTTAATAACTTTAGAGCGATTGTTTTCAAAGATACAAAGGATTACAGAAGAAAAGCATTACCATTTTAGTTATCAAATTTGAATTTTGTACAGAAACGAGGGATTAATAATGAACATCTTTGTAGTCAAAGCGGTTATTGAAGGAGAAAACGAGTGTGTATTAATGGGGGCATATCCAACATTAACGGAAGCGAATAAAAGAGTGGAAGAGTTAACGGAAAAGTATAAACAAGACAAGGAAACACGTTATACGACTGAACAAACTGAACTTACTAATTTTTAATCAAAGCGTTATTTGAAAACAAAAGGGGGAAATGAAATGTGTGCATGTAACGGAACGGGAGTAATTAAGAACGATATAGGGAATGGCTGCTATCAATTTGCACCGTGTATTTGCGAAGCAGGGAATCGCAGTTCTGAAGAAGTGGATAGAAGACGTCATGCCGTTATGGCGGAGTTACGAGAAATTCATCAATTACAGCTGGAGGGGAAATGGGATGCCACGACTTGGAACGGATTTGGAAAAGGAGAATTATACAATGGCGTTGCAGCAGGGAAAGTACATGAAGAAATCGCGTCGTAATTTATATATCGCTTTGGAAGAGTTGGATTTAGTGTTTGATGAAAGCGAAGTGATTCGATTAAGAGAAATGTGGGATGAGGATAAAGATATTCTTGAAATAGCAAAAGAGCTAGGAAGGCATCAACTAGAAATCGCCGCATTAATTATGGATCAGGCAGATAAGAACAAAATCAAATCGCGTCCAATGGGGTTAAGGGCATGAAACAACTAACACTGGAGGATGTAGTCGGAAGTTTTGATTATACCGCAACAAGTACCGTGGACAAATTCTTGAAGCGTAATAGCGTTATGACGTACTCAGTAGAGTTTTACGACAAGGACGAGAAGTGGAAGCTTCGTTGGTTTGAAGCGAAGTCCGAGAGCGAAGCTATAGGAATGGCTAAAAGAAAATACGGAAAGATACAGATTATCACCACGTATATTTCTGATAGAACCTTAGAAGAGATAATGAATTTAGATTAGGAGACATAGCGTTATGACGTATTTAAAGGGCAGAAACTTATTTGATTGAATGAGGCACTCGTAGGCGTCATAGCGTCAGTAGAAACGTTGGGATTATTGGAATCAGAAAGAAATATGGGCTTCAGATTTACTGGCTAGGGGCACTAAATAAAAAAATGGTCCTTACTATTACGTAAGAACCCCATAATCGAAGAAAAAAAGTCGTATGTGAAACCAAGTGGGAATCACAATAATATTTTAACATTTAAATATATAGTTGTCTATACATCAAGTTGAACAAAATGGTTATTAAAACGAAGGAGCCCTAGATTTAGGGATCTAGGGCTTCTTGTGTTGGTATAACTCACACAATGTTATGAAAAGAAAAGAACTTACTGAAGATAACATATGAATGTTTCGTAAATGTATCAAAAAAGTGAACAAAATAGTTATTTGAATGGAAAATGACAGCTGAAATATTAAAAGCGTATCAGCTGTCACTAAAATAAAAATTCATTTTTATTAGTAGGTTTTTAGTTGGTATTTTTACTCTTCTTAGAAGAAATTGTACCAAAGATTGCTCCGGACATTGCGCCGATTAAAGTCATAAAAATTGCACTCCATACTGTAAATGACATAAATACACCTCCTAGAAATAAATTATTGTAACTATTTAAAACTATTGTTTCTTATTCTTTTTAATAGAAATGATAATTGCAACAACTGCTAAGAAAATAAGAGGAGACCACGAAAAGAAAGACATTTAGTATTCTCCTTCAATATTAGTTTTAAATATTTTATAAACCAATTATTACATGTTTATAAATTGAACATATAGGATATGTAATATTGCATATGGAATTGTAGGATGTGAAGAAGCGAAGAGGATAGTTAAACAAAAACACTGTTTTAATAGAGAACATTTAACAGGACCCGATTAGGGGGACGGGTCCTGTTAATGGAACGATAGATCTTTATGGGATTACCAACACATTACCATAAAAGGTAATTAATTTCCATTGATTGGGTGTTGAGAAAGCTTTTTATAAATGCTTTGTTTTACACACCAAAGCAGCTAGCCAAATTAGCTAACTGCTCGGTTCTCCAAGAGGGAACAAGGAGAAAATCTGATGTCATATACATTATTGACGGAATATTTAATTTTATTCACGAGAAATTATATTCTAAAATTTTGATTATGATAGTCGATATTCTCCACGTTGACCAGAAAAGAATTAAAAGTTCTAGTGAAATTCCAAGGGTTCTTTTCTTAGTTTTTTGAGATTCTTTTATCAAATAGCCAACAGCACTAATTGCTATAAGAATGAAAAGAATAAGTTCGAGTGTAACTGGCATTCTATCTACTCCTAAAAATAAGTTTGCATATAACGATTATAAGATATTTTTGGTGATTGGTAGTAAAAAATTCAACAAAATAATCTTTTTAATAGAAAGTGAGGAATAACAATGGGACAAGGTAACCGTGGAATGGCATTTGAAATGCTTATCAATCTAGCGAATGAAATGTATCAAAGAGGGGGAGTGGCGCTTATTAACAAGCGTCCGACTCCTGTGAAGGTGTTAAAGAGCAAAGGTAGCCGTGTACTAAATGGATTCTATGAAGCAAAGAGCACAGTAGACTATGACGGTGTATATAAGGGACGAGCTGTAGCATTTGAAGCGAAGTCTACAGAGAAAGATAAACGTTTTGATTTAAAGAACATTGCACAGCATCAATTGGATTACCTGGAGAAAGCGGAGAAGATGGGAGCGATATGCTTCTTCCTTATAGAATTCAGTAAGGATAAGTCAGTATTCGCAGTGCCACTATCAGTCATTCAATCTTATGTAAGGATGTCTCATCAACCGAAGGGCAAGAAGTCTATACCAAGAGTAGACTTTGATATTTATGGGTATTTAGTAGAACAGACAGAACGAGCGCCGATTGATTACTTGCAATATGTTGACGAAGTAGTAGCACCAGTCATGTTTGATGGAATGATTCAATTTGATCAGGACTATCAAAAGGTAGCGAATAATATTGAAGCAGCAAAAGAGAAGATGGCCAACAAGAAACATAGATTATTAAAAGCTTAATGAATAACGGAACAATGCAGAGTGTATGGTGGGGGCTATATTAATACGCACTGTTCTCTTATTCAACAAAGAGATAGTAAAATTTCACGTACCTGATGTGAATGTAAAAAGACAAATTCAGAAATAGGGGGATTCCTTCATGGAGAGACAATTAACTTTATTACCAGCTATTGATAGAGAGACAGAAAAACAGGTTCAGAAAGAAGTAGTGAAAATACTAAAGGAATACCGCGCATTGAAAACTCGTTTTGAAAATGAGGTGGAGTTACAACACGAAGGAATCAGTTTGTTTCCGGAGATAAGAAATACTAGGCATATTAGTAATATTAAGTTTAAACAAATAGAAAGAACTTTACATTATTTTTTGGATGAAGATGAGGTTAAAATTATAACGATGAAGTATCTAAGTAATAAAAAATTAAAAGATGATTTTATTTACAATGAGTTGTTAATAAAGAAGGATGCATTTTATACGAAAAAAAAGAATGCAATTCGTTTAATTGCTACAGCATTAGGAATGATCTAATAATGAAAAAAGCTTACAAAAAGCTGTTATTATTTTAATAACAGCTTTTTGTAGGTTGTAATTATATTTTTAATAAATTATTAAAGATATTTCTTCTTTCTCCATTTGATTTATTTGAGAAATTAACAGTTTTATACCACTGTATTAGTTTATCTTCTCTAACAGAAGAAATTTCGTTGTTGTGATTCCAAACGAAGAATCCTGTTAAATATGTTAGGTAGTCCACGCGTTTAGGAATTGATAGCCTGTTAGCTCTAATAAAATTAATAGCTTCATCTAAAGCTTCCAATGTTAGATTCAAACATTTTAATAGTTCAGAATTAGGTAGACTGAAAATTTGTGATTCCCTTGTGTCTGATGGAATTGGTGTGAAATTTAAACTGTGTGGTTTACTGGTTACAACTTCATATGCAGTGTTAAGTGCTGCGATAGGGATAGATACTTCTGTAGCCTTCAACTTAAATACATTCATCTCAGCTTCTTCAATTTTATCTCTAAATACATTTGTATATTGGACATAAATGTCAATTCCAAATGATTTCAGCTTTGAAATTTGCATTTGTATTCTTGTTACGCGGCTTCCTGCATTATTAAGCACTTCAAACCACTCAATTTGTTCGTCCTCTGTTAAATCTTCTGCTAAATTTATTGTGTAATTATAATCTCTAATCTTATTTCTTATTTGTAACAAGAGATTTGTAACAACGGGTTTTAGTGATTGGGTGTAATCAAAGAATTCACTAATATCCTGGTTAAGCAAAACCCCAACTGGAATTTGATGTTTTTTCATTTTTCCATCTACTATACGGAATTTTCCTTCCGCTAAATCTAAAACAACATTTCTAAACTCATTTGAATTTATGTACGCTTTATAGTTTGTTGTCAATCTTTGTTGACCATCTGTCACGGATAATTTCCCTGTTAATGAACCACCAATCGGTTCTCTTTCAATTAATGAAACTTGTTCGACCGCTTTTTCTGTATGGTTAATTTGGTTTATTGATATAGGTGCTACAGGTGCTTTTCCTAGTAATTGATAGTTTAAAAGGTCTACACACTTTTGCAATGTCCAACTTACATCCCTTTGATATAAAGGTAAAACAATCTGGGAAGAAGCGATTTCTTCACACATTTTACTTACAGCAATTTGATACGTTTTTTTGGTCGGATTAAAAGACGCAGCTTTCATTAAATCTTCATTTATTTTCATATAAAAACCCTCTTTCTGATTTGTTGTTATTATCAGTATAATAGAGCAGCTTAAAGAAAACGACGTGTTTTTTGAAAAAAATACACTTTTTTTAAGAGCAGCGTTTTTGTTTTATGTCATTTTTAATCGTTTGTAATTTTTTGAGGAGGAATCATTCGGGAGACGCAGCGTTTTAATTTTAGGTGTTTAGAGAATTTGATTAATTGGCTTTAAAAGCAACTTAAGATGATCGAGAAAATGGGGGATAAACAAGGGGAATTTTGATAAATGAATAAACGGTACGATTACTTTATAAAGAACTGCCCTTTGAAAAGAGAATACATCTTATGGGATAGCGTTCCCATTATAATAACGTTACTCGGTGACGCGGAGGCTAGAGGGAATAGAAGCTTCCCGAAATTATTTATATTTACTATTCAGCTCAGAATGCGTCCTCTGGGTTGATAATAAATATAAGTCTATTTCCCTCTAATATGTCGGTTCTTGAAAATGGAACGGGGGTGGTTGCTCATGATTGAGTGACACTTGCATTCTAAAAAGCTAAAAAGTATACGTATCTCGCACATTAGTAATTACTCACGATTATTATTAATGACCAAAACGAGGGCAAAGAGTTCTACTCTTTGTTTGAGCCAATACAGCGGAAACATTCCCCTTCCGTCCCTCTAGTGTATTGGTTCAAACAAGGCGTAGGAAGAAACATATACCTCTTGGATATAAATTATTATAGAAACATTTGGTCAGCTAAGGTCCTCCAACAGCAGATGCATTGACCAGCTCTACGGAGCATAAACGAGAAGATTCTTAGTCTTCTCCAGGTTACCAAACTCAGGGCGTGTAGCCATACTAGTTGATGCGGTGGCTTGGAGAAGGTTGAGAATGCTCAGCCTTAATCTAAGAAAAACTTTTACCATTTGTTTTCTCTCTTTTCTCCCATCCCCTTGAAAGCTGTCACTTCGGTGATGGCTTTTTGTTTTTTCTCAATTAACATAAAATGCTACAATATAAGAGTAGGGTTAATAAAAAGGGGGGAGCAGTTTTGAAAAAAGAAAATAAAATTATTTCATACGTAAAAGGAATGGATGAGATGGAAGCGAAGAAAATGTTAGCTTCTATTTTACTAGAGTTTGATAAAATAGGTTATGCTGGACAACCTAGAGAATTGGGTGAAAAAAAGGTTTTAGAAGAAATAGGAGAAACCGTTAAAAATATTTACTTAGATGAGTTATATGAAAAGTAAACCAAAACATCCATAACGGGTGTTTTTTCTTTGTTATATAGAAATTACACATTAAAGATATGTTTACATGCATGGTTACTACACGTTAAGGAATAGTAATAAAAAGATGAGACCAATGAAGCCGTATAAGAACCAGAAGAATCCTAAGACGGGGAATGTTTTATGAAATTTAAACATGGTAAACCTCCTTGGGTATATAGAGGATTATAATATATCTTCGGTCTATATAGAAGAAAAAACAGAAATTGGTACATGCTAAACGAGAGTCTGGAAAAAATGGACATTTGGATTAAAGGATTCTATATAAATAGGTAGAATCTAATTATTTGGTTTACATTTTAATCCGAGGGGTACAAATTCGATGCGACGTGAAAAGGATTTGTTGAAACAATGGAAGGCGGATTTGCAAGCTGTTCAAGAAGAGAAAAGGCTGAAGAAGAAGGCTAAGAAAAAGAATAAGAAATATAGCATTCCAGGTAATACAGCTGACTTCATGGATGGAAAGAATACTTACCGTAAAGAGAATGGGGTATGGAAGCAAAGAAATAAATAATGTGAGGATAAATGATTTTGATTAAGTGTATAGCAATTATTGTAGGCGCTGCCGTGATCTGGGTGGCGTCTTGTTTGCTGTTAAGGAAAGATAAGACGTGAGATAGATTTGCAAATTGAAATATTATTAGTTTGAAACATAGACTAGTAAACAAACTATTTCTATCTTTTAATCATAGAATATGATGAATTCTATTTTAGAGGAGGGAATCATATCTATGGGATGGGATAATAATTTTGGACATTCTCGAGATTGTAATAGATTTTGGGATGATTTAGTATTTTGCGGTTGTGGCCGTAGACGAAGAAGAAACGATTTTAACGACTGTCATTGTAGACGTGATTGCGATTGTGATGAGTGTCGTCGTAGACGTAATCATGACCGCGATCGTGAACATGAGCATGGTGACCATCGAGATTGGTAAAGCCTTTTGAAAGAGTGCATATCTTAATCGCACTCTTTTTTATTATGTTTTTATTAGTACTTATTAACCGGAAGGACGCAGTTTCAATTGGATTTAACATTTTACAAAACAAGCGAACACAACGAACGAAAATAAATGTCCTACTTAACTGTCTAAAAGTCGACCCTTTTGTACAGTTGAAATGTATAGGGTAAAAACTTTGCAAACAGATAGTTGTTAATGTCTAAAAGATAGTCTAAAATAAAAGTATATAATTCTTAAGACTTTTAGACTATTTTGAGGTGATTTGGATGGCTATCGTTGGTTATGCAAGGGTGAGTACAAAAGATCAAAACTTAGATGCACAAATTGAAAGGTTAACAGAATATGGATGTGAAAAGATATATTCTGAAAAGTACAGTGGAGCTAATAGTGATCGGGAAGAATTGCAAAAGGCATTAGAGTATATGAGAGAAGGGGATAAATTTGTTGTTTGTAAAATAGATCGTTTAGCCAGATCAATATTTGATTTGCATAAGATTGTAAATCAATTAGCTGATCGAGGAATAGCGGTGGTATTTCTTAAAGAACAAATTGATTTCTCTACACCAGCAGGTAAATTGATGTTTACTATGTTAGGGGCTATTGCTGAGTTTGAAAGGGATTTAATTAACGAAAGAACAGCTGAAGGAAGAGAAAGAGCTAAAGCAATGGGCAAACATATGGGGCGTAAGGGGCAGGATGAAAAACAGGTGAAGCAGGCTATGAACTTATTCTTTAATAGGAAAGAGAATGGTTTGAGTGTAAATGATATTTCAAAAATGACGGGAGTTCCGCGTTCTACTCTTTATGCTAAAGCGAAAGAATTAAAAGAGGAGGAATTATGATGGAGGAATATGAACAGCTACGGCAGGAATTTTGAAATATAAGTAATCAGTTAAAGTAGCGAATCCGCTGCTTTTTTATTTTATAAAAAAAGAACCTGCAAATCTGCAGATTCTCCTGATAATGATTTATGAAGTAAGACCCGAAAATATAATACAATGATTGGAAAATGAGTTCAAGAGTGTTTGGTGATTTAAGCCACTCTATAATCTTTGTTTTTAAGCTTTTTTCTAATATCGATGAATCCTATAATCATTATTGCCATGCATATTAACTTAAGCCAACGAACCTCCTGGTGGTACAGTAGCCCAGAAAAGAATTCATAGGCATATAACAAACCGACAATTGGAAATAGCCAAGTCATAAATTTCAAATCTTTTAGATGAAACTTATAATTATTAATCTTTTTCCACATATGTATCAACTCCTATTGTTATGAGGTTCTGTAGTTTTTCTTTTTGAAATCTCGCATGTTGAGGATAAAGAATAGAAGGAAGATAACAGCTCCGATGCCATTAATCCAGTAGTATGTGCGCCCTGTTGTGAATCCGTTATAGAATTCATAGGCATTCCAAATTACAAGAAGTACTGAGAAGACAGTAGAGACCATTAATGAGCCAAAACTTCTCATGATTTTCACCTCGATTCAAAATGTTAGAACTTATTTATAATTTTATATTTAAATAAACAGATTTGCAAGGAGAGGAATAAGAGAAAGAACCCGCTAGAGTTCGGGTCCTTTCAGAAGTGATGATGTATTCTCGGCTTGGGAACTGAGAAAAACACAAAAATATAATACATCGAGTTTTAGAGAATTTCAATACTTATAGAAAAAAAGGAATCCCGAAAGATTCCTTTTTCTAATTCCGATATATCTTAATCGCATATAAGTAAAGACATAAAATATTATATAACAATAATTAGATTCAAACAATAAGTAATTTAATGTTCACCATAAGGAGTAGCTGGACAAGTTACTTCCTATTATATAGAAGGTGGTGGGTGATATGGAGTGAAACAAAAACACGAGTTAGCTCAAGAAGATTACATGCAAGGTATGAAGTACAAGGTACTGGCTGAAAAATATGAGGTCAGTATTAATACAATTAAGTCCTGGAGAAAAAGGCATGGTTGGAATCGAAAGAGGGTGCACCTAAAAGATGAAAAAGGGTGCGCCAAAACCAAGAAAACAGGTGCACCCATTGGCAATAAGAATGCTGTAGGTAATTCAGGTAACAAGAATCCTAAATGGGGTAATAAGAATGCTGTGGGTCATGGCGCTCCAAAAGGGAACCATAACGCTATGACGCATGGATTTTTCCGCAAACACTTTCCAGAAGATGTGGCGGATTTAGCTGCTGAAATCATGGATAAGCATCCAATTGATATGTTATGGGAAAATATAACGATTCAATACACAGCTATTATTAGAGCACAACGATTGATGTTTGTTAGATACCAAGAAGATACGACGAAGGAACTACGCAAGAATAAAGTTACAGAGGGTGGATTTGAAGAAGAATGGGAAATCCAATTCGCTTGGGACAAACATGCCACATTCCTAAACGCTCAATCCAGAGCAATGAGCACTTTGTCTTCGCTTATTCGAGACTTTGATAAGTTAGCTAATATAGATGATGAAAGACGTGCTAAATTGAGTCTGATGAATGCTCAAATAGACAAGATTAGAAATGAATTAAAAGACGAAAATCCAGCAGAAGATAAAATCGGTCAATACTTGGATAAGTTAGAAGGTGTGTTTAAAAAATGAGCATGAATGAGCTATATAACAAAAAGCAACAACAAGTATTGAATTACGTTTATAACAATGATTACTTCATGTTAATACAGCATGGAGCTAAACGTACTGGTAAAACAATCTTAAACAATGATTTGTTCCTTGCTGAGTTAAGACGAGTAAGAAGAATTGCTGATAATGAAGGTGTAGATTTACCACAGTATATATTGGCTGGCGCTTCATTAGGTACATTAGCAAAGAACGTACTCATTGAACTTACAAATAAGTATGGACTTGATTTTCAAATGGATAAATACAATCGTTTTAAACTATTTGGCGTTCTTGTTTGTTGCACGGGTCATTCTAAGATAAGCCATTTAGATACTATTCGCGGTATGACTGCTTATGGCGCTTATGTGAATGAAGGTTCTCTTGCTAATAAAGATGTATTCGATGAAATTAAATCACGCTGCAGTGGTGAAGGTGCTCGTATATTAGTCGATACAAACCCAGATCATCCGGAACATTGGTTGAAAGTAGATTACATCGATAAAGACGACAACGTAACAATCAAAGCATTTCAATATGAATTAGATGATAATACATTCTTAAATGAAAGATACAGAGAGCGTATTAAAGCTTCTACTCCTGAAGGAATGTTTTATGACCGTAACATAAAGGGATTATGGTGCAGTGCTGATGGAGTTGTATATAAAGACTTTAATAAGGATGTACATTATATAGAAGAAACTGATCTAAAAGATATTAAATTCACGAAATACTTTGCTGGTGTCGATTGGGGTTATGAACATTTTGGGTCCATTGTTGTTATAGGAGAAGATGATGAAGAAAATCTGTATTTGCTTGAAGAGTATGCGAAGCAACATGAGGAAATAGATTATTGGGTAGGTGTGGCCAAAGACGTGAAAGAACGTTATGGAAACATCTTTTTTTATTGTGACAGTGCAAGACCTGAACATATAAAACGATTCAAACGAGAGGGATTACGAGCAAGAAACGCTGATAAATCTGTCTTATCTGGTATAGAAATGGTTGCAAAGTACATCAAAACAGAAAGCTTCAAGGCTGTATCTGAGCGTGTGGAGCGATTTAAGAAAGAAGTATTCATGTATGTTTGGAATGAGAAAACAGGTGAACCAGTGAAGGAATGGGACGATGTATTAGATGCTGTACGATATGCTATTTATACAGAGAAAAGTGAAAATAGAAAAGCAAGAGCTGTTAAATCAATTTATTAAGGAGGTGAGACGATGTTTGAACACTATATTCCGTTGCTGGATGAACAGAATGGCGAGCCTACATCAAAGTTACTAAAAAAAATTATTGATGAGTTTGAACCATTAAAACAACGCATGATTAACAGGTACGAGCGATACAAAGCAAGTGAAAAGGGTGTGCCTATCTTTACTCGGGAGTTTAAAGGTGATGGTAATAAAGATAAGGTTAACAATAAGCTAAACAATGACTTCTTTTCTGAAATTATTGATACAAAAATCGGTTATATGTTTGGGTTGCCTATCTCATACAGCTTAGATCATGAAGATGATGAAGTATTGAAACGTATTCAGGACTTTTTAAAAGCGAATCATACTGAGGATGCTGACGCAGAAACAGGGAAGTTCGCCTCTATTTGTGGATACGGAGCGAGACTACTGTATCACGATAAAGAAGGCATCGAAAAGGTTATGAATATCAAACCTTGCGAAGCTATATTTCTTACGAATTCAAGCATTGCAGAACCTAAATACGCTATACGCTGCTATCCAATCAAAGTAATTGATGGTGATGATTTCAAGGATGGTTACAAAGTAGAGTTTTACAATGAAACAAACATTATTGAGTACACTGGTGAAGATTTAGATAAGTTAACAGAGACTGAACGTATTCCTAACTTATTTAAAGGTGTGCCACTTATTGGGTTTCCTAACAATGAAGAATTACAAGGAGATGTAGATAAAGCTATATCACTTATTGAAGGTTACGACCGTTCGTTTTCCGATGTAAACAGTGAAATTGAACAGTTTCGTTTGGCTTATATGATTTTTAAAGGCGTTGATATAGATGATGATACTACTCAGAAGCTAAAACAAACAGGAGCTCTTGATGTAGGTGAGAATGGTGAGGCTTCTTTTTTAACTAAGGACCTTAATGACAACATACTTGAACACCATCTCGACAGATTAGAAAAGAATATATGCCGTTTCACAAAGCATGTGAACCTTTCTGATGAATCATTTGGTGGTAACCTTACTGGTGTTGCTATTCGTTACAAGTTATTAGCTTTAGAAACTAAATCAGGAACATTAGAAATGAAGTTTACTAAATCATTGCGACAACAATTTAAGTTATTGTTTAACGCTTGGAACTTACGCTCAAATAAAGGAGAGCTAGACTATCTTTGTATGACGTTCCAATTCACACGAAACCTTCCAGCCAACTTAGCTGATGAAGCTGATGTGCAGTCTAAACTACAAGGTTTAGTAAGCGAAGAAACACGATTATCTATGTTATCTGTTGTTTCTGATCCGAAAGCGGAGATACAGAAGATGCAGGAAGAAGAGGCTGATTCCATGAATCTCGACAAGGTAGGTGAGCCTAATGGAATGGGACAAGAAGCAGAAACACCTCCAAAAGATAGAGGGCGAACTGGAAAAGGCGATTCTCTATCTGTATAAAGATGCTTTAGAAGAAGTCAGAGGAATACTGGCTTTTTATTATGCCAAATATGCGATAAATGAGCAGTTGAGTATGCAAGAAATGCGCCGATTCAATCGATATAAGAACATGCAAAGTGAACTGCAACAAGTAATTAATGAAATAACATATGAGAAAAAGAAAACTCTCAATGAAATGCTCTCCAATCAGTATGGAGAGTCTTTTTATTATACGAGTTATCTCATCGAGAAAGAAGTCGGCGTGGCTCTTTCGTATGGTCCTCTTGACCCGAACGTCATTAAACAAGCGGTACAATTGCCAATCGATAAAATGACACTCAATCAAAGGTTAAGTACACATCGAGTACAGATAGTTAACCGAATACGCAGAGAGTTATCTATCGGTCTTAGAAAAGGCGAAGGATATGCAACAATGGCAAATCGGATTAAGCCGATACTTGATGGTGATGCGAAGAAAGCCCAAATGGTCGCTTGGACAGAAAGTGCTAGGGTGCAAAACTTAGGTACTTATGACAGTGCTTCTCAAGCTTTTGATGAAGGTGTATCAATGAAGAAGATTTGGATTTCTACATTAGATAAACGTACGCGTCCTACTCACCAAGCAGCAGATCATCAAAAAGTACCGTTTAAAGGATTATTTAAAGTCGGTGGTTATAGTTGCGAATATCCACATGATAGTAATTTACCTGCTAAAGAAGTTGTACGATGCCGCTGTACTTTCATTACTGAGGTAGCGGATGTTAGCCCATTTATTGAGAGAAGGGCCAGAAACCCAACTACAGGTAAGAAGGAGGTTATTACCGCAGTTAGTTATGAAGAATGGAAAGACTCTCTTGAATAATAAAAAACACTTGAGGGCTTATAGATTACGAACTTAATAGGGCGCAATTATAGGAACTCAGAGGAGGAATAATAATGAAACAATTACAAAAGCAAGCGGAAGTACAGTTTTTAAAAGAAAGAGAACTAACAAAGTTACCGTTTCGTTTATCAAATCTGCAATTCTTTTCTGATCCTGCAATACCTGCAGATGAGACACTACAGAATGAACAAACATCACCTGCGGATGATATAAAAGATTCACTAGTTGAAGAGCAAAAAGAACCGCCAGTTGGTGAACAAAAAGAACCGAAATTAGATGATGCAACAAAAACATTTATTGAGAAGATGGTACAATCAGCGGAAGATAGAGTGCGCTCTAAATATTCGAAAGAACTGAATGCAACAAAAAAGGAATTAGAGAACTATAAAACCGCTTCTATGACTGCACAAGAGAAAGCTGAATATGAGATGAAGCAACTTCAGGAACAACTAGAAGAGCGGGAAAGAGTACTTCATCAGAAAGAAATGCAGAGTGTTGCATCAGATGGTTTATCAGCGGTTGGATTGGATCTTAAATTTGTAGATTTTGTTATTGGTTCAGATGTAGAAGATACAAAAGTTAGGGTGTCAAAGTTTAATGATTTATTATCTACTGCATTAGAAGTAAAAGTGGCTGAAAAATTTAAAGCTGCTGGCCGAGAAATCCATGTTAGTGGCGGAACTGGAGGGGGATTTACGAGAGAACAAGTAAATTCAATGAGTCAAGCTGAAATTAATGCGAACTGGGCACAAATTCAGAAGGATATGCGCAATTGGGGTAAGTAGCACTAGGAAAGTTAAGTGATTTGAATGGTACAGTCAAAAAAATATAAAACGAACAAAAGAGATTGCTAGTTTAGTAATCTCTTTTGTTATGGAAAAACATTAAGGAGGAATTAATATATGTCAGTATCAACTTTTATTCCAACAATTTGGGAAGCGCGCTTGATGGCGAACTTTCACAAGCGTTCTATTGCGGATTTAATTACAACAACGCCAACGAAAATCGAAGGTAATAAGATTATCTTTAATCGTGTAGGCGCAGTAAATGTAAAAGATTATAATGGTACAATCGAATGGGATGATACCAACCCTTCTAAAGTAGAAATTAATATGGATCAACAAAAGTATTTTGCTTTCAAAGTTGATGATGTAGATGCAGTTCAGGCTGCTGGAGATTTAATCGACCCACATACACAAGAGGCAGGAGCGGTACTTCAGGAAACCGTTGATACATTCGTATTAGGGCTTTATAAAGGCGCTCATAAAACTCATACAATTGGGAGTGACTCTAGTCCAATTGAGTTATCACCTAAAAATGCATATGATTACATTGTAGACTTAAATACGATTTTAAATATTAAAAAGGTTCCTAAAACTGAACGATTCACAATCATCAATTCTCAGGTTTTAGGTTTATTATCTAAAGATGATCGCTTTACTAAGCAACCTGTTGTTTTAGAAAATGGTATTGTTGAAGGACAGATTATTAATGGATCACAAATCGTTGTATCAGAAGAAATTCACGGTACTGGTGGTAAGTATAAAATTTTAGGTCTTCATAAGTCTGCCATTGGATACGGGACACAGTTAACTGAAACAGAGGCACAACGTCTGCAAAATTCCTTTGCAGATGGTATTCGTGGTCTTATGGTTTATGGTGGAGATATCCTTCGTCAAGAGTCAATAGCGGTACTTACAGCTACAGTTACATCAATTACTCCGGAAAAACCAGGTGGAGGGGCTTAATAAGCCTTCTCCATTTTTTTCTTTTACGTAAGTAGGTGATTAGATGGAAGATATGAAAGCAGAAATTTTAAAACGTGTAAAACTGCAAGTACCTAATATAAGTGATGAAAATTTATTAATAAGCATTGAAGATACAATGTTAATGGTTGCTGAGTACACCAATAGAACTATTTCTGAATTCCCTCCTGCTTATATTGGTATCATCGCTAAAATGGTGGTTCATCAGTATATGGAGCACGAGAGAGAAGGAAAGAAAAGTGAATCGTTAGGTAACTATTCTGTTACTTATGATGATGTGGGAGATTATCCAGCAAGCGTCACGAAGGGGCTGAAAGTGAGGTTACGTGTTCGATGATTCAGTCAATGCTACGTAAGTTTGGCAAGGGTGCTACAGTACTTCGCAACGCTGGTTTTGATGATGGACCATATCCAACAGAAGAATGGAAAGAAATCAATACTATTAAAGGTGTATTGGATGCAATCCAAGGGACAAAGAATGCTCGCAATAAGAAAGTAGAAGAGAAAAGCACACATTTCTTTTACTGCATGCTTTTCGACGTAACTATTCAAGATAGATTAGTTATCGATAAGAAGGTATACAGCGTTACTTATCCGGGCGATCCAATGAATGCAGGTAGATTCTTTCAAATAGAATTGGAGATGTTGCCATATGAGCATGAAATTCCAATCAAATAGAGCCGCTGTTATGGCAAGACATTTGGTTGCGAAGAAAGCAGCTCATACTGCTATTGGTCAATTTGTATCTTCTAAAGCTAAATTACTTGCTGCTGTAGACACTGGTAATCTAAGAAGAAGTATTAGTTCTAAAGCAGAACAAGAAAAAGTTGTTATAGGGACATCTGCTGATCATGGTATTTATGTTGAGAAGGGGACAGGAATTTATGCTGTAGACGGTGATGGGCGTAAAACTCCTTGGATGTACTGTGATCCTAAAACAGGGAAGATGGTTAAAACTCAAGGGCAACATGCACAGCCTTTTCTTAGACCAGCAGCAGAGAGCAATAAACCGCAAATTACACAAGTTGGCACGCGAACCTATTCGTCATTAATGAGGTAGATAGCATGAATGATTTTATAAACATATTACACAGTGAATTAAAACAGATTCATAAAGAAACGTATTATGAAATCGCTAAAACAACCGCTGTAATGCCTTATTTGGTGTACACGGTTAATGATGATAAAGAACCATGGGGAAGAAAAAATATCATGCTTACAATTGATATTTACGGTACTTCTGCTCATCTTGCTCAAATAGATGAACTGATTACGAAACTAGAAAGCAATCTTCATAGAAAAAGATTAAGCAGCGCTGAATTTGGTGCTGCTATTTCTTATCTTTCGAGTCAGAAAATACTTGATCCAGATTCTAATATCAGGCGTAAAGAAGTGCGTTTCATTTTACGAACTTATTTTAAACAATAGAAAGGGTTGATTGTATGGCAGCTCCACAACCAAAACCAGAAAATGTTCTCTTCGGAGACTGGGGGGCATTCTTCTTTAATTACGGGGAAAAAGATGAACTACCAGTAGGTGCCACACAAGGTGGCGGTTCTTTTAAGTATGAACCAGAGTTTAAAGAAATTGAATATGATGGGTCTCCTGGTGATACTATGGGGATGAAACGTATTACGAAATCAAAAACTCAAATCAGTTTTAAAACACTTGAATTCCTTGATAAAGATAAAATTAAAAACTTTATTGCTGGATTAAAAGTTTTCGAAGAAACCGTTACGAAAGACGGAAAAACTATCAAATACGATGTAATTGAAGCAACGGAACGTCTTACGAAAGAAAGCTATCTTAAAAATGTAGCATGGGTTGGTGAAACTTTAGGTGGCGATATCGTTGAAATTATCGTATATAATGCATTATCTGACGGTTCATTAGAACTAGGATTTGAAAATGAGAGTGAAGTTGTTCCAGAAGTAACATTCACAGGACATCGTGATCCAGAAAACATTCGAAAAGTACCATGGAAAAAACGTATTTTAACAGCGACAGAAGCAGCAAAATTAATACCGGCAGGTTAAAGAGTAGGGATATTCCCTACTCTTTTTGTATTTCAAACAATTTACCAATTTTAAGGAGGATTTAATATGTCTGTAATTATTAATGAAAAAGAATATAAAGTTAGAAAAATTAATGGTGGAGACCTATTCTCTGTGGTTCGTATCTTAAAGAAATCAAAATTCAAAGTTGATATGAACTTACTTAAAGATTTAATGACTGGGGTACGAAATAAAGAAGGCGCAACACAAGATGATGTATTAGCTGCACAAGAAACTTTTGGATATGACCTTATTATGAATTTTATCCTTGGATTAGAAGAAGCTGAGCAGGAATTTTTTGAATTTATAGCTGGACTTCTAGTTAACGAAGATGAAAACGGCAAAAAAACATCACCTGCATGGGGAACAGTTCGTTCATTTAATTTAGAAGAGTTAGTACAACTATTTACGACTATTAAAAATTCAGAAATTGGTTTGGTTAGTCTTTTTTCCAATGCGGCGAAATCGATGAAATAGATTTTATTGATACATTAGCTTCTCGATATCCAAATATGGAGTACATACGTGGATTAGAAGCAGAGATAGTTATTAATTTGTATCTCGCCGCTAAGAAAAAGGAAATGGATCGCATGTTATGGGAAGAATGGTGCGCATTACAGCCGTATTGCGAAGAAACATTCCCTCAATTTAAACATAAACGTGAGAATCCGACTCAAGAGCAAATAAATCAGTATAACAATTTCACTGAACAAACACCAAAACGAAAATTAACAAAAGAAGAAGTGTTTGCTCGTGTTGCTAAAATCCGCGGAAAGGCGGGTGAATAAATGGAATTATTTAAAATGTTTGGATCGATCTTTTTAAAGGACGATCAGCTACAAAGAGGATTGATTAACGCTGAAAGAAGCGGACAAAGAACAACTGGTGTATTAGGACATGGGTTTGGACAAGTTGGACAAGCGGCGGCTGGATTAGGCTCTAAAATCGGTGGAGTTGCGGTGGCGATGGGTGGATTAGTTGGTATTGCTGTCGGAGTAGGTGCAGCAGTTGCTGGTGTAGTTCATGTTGGTTCTGAGTATACGAAACAAATGTCAAAGGTAGAAGCTCTTTCGCGTTCGAACGGACTACAAATGGCTGAGCTTGGAGCTAACGCTCGTAAACTTGGCGCTGATACCAGATGGTCTGCTACCAACGTAGCCGAGGCTTATGAATATATGGCTCTCGCAGGTTGGGATTCTAATCAAATGATTGCAGCTAGTAAGCCGTTACTTGATTTAGCAACTGCTGGTGCATTAGACCTTGCAAAAGCTTCTGATATCGTAACAGATACAATGACACCATTTGGAATGAAGGCTTCTGAAGCAGGAAGAGCAGCTGATGTATTTGCATTAGCTCAAGCGACTGCCAACTTAAACGTTGAACAGCTTGGTGAGACTATGAAATATGCAGCTCCAGTAGCAGCTACATTTGGATTGAACCTTGAAGAGACATCTGTAATTGCACAGATATTTGCCAATAATGGGATTAAAGCATCGATGGCCGGAACTGCATTACGTGCCGGTCTATCTCGTTTAGCCGCGCCTCCAAAAGAAGCCGCTAAATCATTATCAGCATTGAATGTAACTGTAAAAGATTCACAAGGTAATATGAAGCCGATGAATGAAATCATTGGACAGTTACATGATGGATTTGGAAAACTATCTGAATCACAACAAATCGCTGCTGCGAAAGCAATTTTTGGTGAAGAAGCATATGCAGGGTGGATTCAAGTTATTAAGGGTGGTAAACCTGCCTTTGATGATATGTTAGATACATTAAATAGCGCAGAAGGTTCCGCAAAAGTTATGGCGGAAACAATGGCAAATAACTTATCAGGTGCAGTTGATGGTGTTAAATCTCAATTAGAAAATTTAGGCCTTGTTGTTTTCTCACATGTCGAGCCAGCTCTTGTTGCAATGACAAACGGAACAAATAGTGCTGTTAAATCTCTTACTGACTGGCTTGATCCATCTGGTAGGGCTGTTGAAGCAGCTAAGCTAATGCAACAAACTGATCAGCAGTTAGCTCAATCTAAAACCATTCTTGATATGAATCTCAAAAAAGGGAAGATAACGCAAGAAGAGTATAATGAAAAACTTGCTTTATCTAAGAAGCACGCTGAAGATATGATGAATGCCGATGGTATGTTAGCTCAGAAAAAAGAAGAGTTAAAAATGAAGGTCGCGGAAGGAAGCATGACTCAAGAAGAGGCTAATAAAATCCTCGACCAATCTGAAGTTGAATACCAAAAATTACAACAAGGTATTGAACAAACAAAAAAACGTCAAGAAGCTTTTACTTCAGTATTAAAACCTTTTCGCGAAGTTTTTTCATCATTAATAAAAGGAATTTCTGAATCATTAGGTAGCCTTGGAAACCAATTTAATGAAATTAAAAATATAATAGTTAAGCATTTTTCAGAAATAATGCGGATATTTGAAAAACACAAAGATGGAATAATGAAGATTCTAGTTTTCTTATTTAACAACGTTTTAACTGCTATAAATAATGTGTTGAAAATAATCGGAAGCGTATTAGATACGTCTTTAACTTTTTTCCGTAACACAATTGACTTGTTCTGGTCACTTTTGACTGGAGATTGGGCAAGTGCATGGGAGAGTTTTAAAAATTTAACTTTTGATTTAATTAAAGGGTTAGGTAATATCATCGCCGCTTTATGGGATGCTTCCATTCTAAAAAAACTAGTGACACTGATTAAAGATGGTGCTATATCGATCGGCAACGCTCTGTTGGATTGGGGAATTGCTATTAAAGATTGGTTTATAAGCTTACCATCAAATATAGTTCAGTGGCTTCCGCAATGGTGGGATGCTATAAGTTCATGGATTACTTCAAAAGCATCTGAATGGAAAAGTAAGTTATTCACATGGGGAACCACTATAAAAGATTGGTTTTTGGATTTACCGAGTAATATAGGAAATTGGCTATCTTATTGGTGGAATTCCATTAGTACTTGGATTACTTCAAAAGCATCTGAATGGGGGTTTCAGTTGCTTGCATGGGGTATTGCCATAAAAAATTGGTTTATCTCTTTACCGGGTAATATAGCTGAATGGATATCAAATTGGTGGAATACAATCCTCAACTGGTTAGTAGAAAAACAAACAGCTTGGTCATTACAACTTTCACTGTGGGGAACTGCTATACAAGAATGGTTCTCTAGCCTTCCAGAGATTATTAGTCAAAAACTTACTGAATGGTGGAATGCCATTAGTACTTGGTTCGAATCAACTAAGGAAAGTTGGAAAACTAAGTTAGATGAGTGGAATACTACTATTGGGGAATGGTTCGAAAAACTTCCAGGTAATATCTATAACTGGCTTTTAAATGTCAGCCAAATATTAGAACAATGGAATAATGAACAAATCCAAAAAATAATTGATGATTTCAATACCTGGTGGGCTTCTATAGAAGAGTGGTTCAATTCTACCAAGGAAAATTGGACTACGAAGCTTAATGAATGGGGCGCAATCATTAGTAATTGGTGGGAGTCCATTCCCTCAAGAATAACAGAGTGGTTCAACGGTTGGTGGAATCCAATTTCTGAATGGTACGATTCTACAAAAACACAAATAGAAAACAAACTCAACGAATGGGGCAACTCCATTAGCGCTTGGTGGGAATCTATCCCTGGTAGAATTTCAGATTGGTTTACTAATTGGTGGAACTCTATGAGTAATTGGTATGACGAAACAAAAGGGAATATAGAAAATAAATTATCCGATTGGGGCAACTCTATATCAAATTGGTTTAATACGAGACCTGCTGAAATCCGTAATAGCCTTAATGAGTGGTGGAATTCCATGGGTAAATGGTGGGATGAAACCAAACAGAATATAACAGATAAACTAGAGGGTTGGTGGCAAGTAATCAAAGATTGGTTCAACCAAGTCCCGGAAAAACCAGAAATAAAAAATGCAGGGAAAAATATGATCGATAGAATGACAGACGGAGCAAACTCAAAAGAGGGTGATTTTACTGAAAAGCTAGGAAAACTAATATTAAAAGTAATTGGATTAGTTTTATTAGCCATTGCCATTGGTTTATTTTCTGCGGGGAAAGAGTTAATTAAACTTATTCTTGAAGGAGTCGATGCTGCCAGAGGATGGATGGTTGATAAGTTTAAAGAAGTTGGTAAATGGGCAATTGACAGTATTAGTAGTATTGATTGGGCTGGCATGGGGAAAAAGCTTATAAATTGGATCATTGATGGTATTTCCGGTATGGCTGGGGAATTAGGGAGTGCATTTAGTAGATTGTTTAAGGGGATTCATATTCCTACTCCAAAATTCTCTGTAAGTGGTTCGTTAAATCCGGTTGACTGGGCTTCGGGTGGGCTCCCATCTATTGGAGTCAAATGGGCTGCAAATGGCGCGTTAATTAAACCTGGGAATCCTACTTTAATTGGTGTAGGTGACGCGAGAGGATATGACGAAACGGTTTTACCTCTTCGTAACCAAACATTCGATGCGATTGCTAACGGAATAATGGGATCTTTACCATTAACTCAACAAGCTGGAGCACAACAATATGCATCACAAGGCCCAACTATTTTGCAAGTTAATTTAAACGGCAGAGAAATAGCAAAGGAAATCTACTCAGATGTTAGTAAGTTTCAAGAAAGCGAGAAAGAAAGATTGAAAGTATTTTAGGTAGGTGATGATATGGCGGGAATTAGCTTCTTTAGTTTTAACGGGAAAAGGAATCCAAATGTAATTCCACTGCAGGGTAAAAAGCGCCCTGCATGGGCTCCTTTGGATCATATGTTTCTTGAAGTCTCGCATTATCCAGGAGGTAGGTTACTACGCACACAAACTAAAATGAGAAAGATTTTAGTTCCTATTGCACTATTATATGATTCAGCTGAAGAAGCTGAAAAACTAAAAGAAGAAATAGCAGATTGGCTCGTTACGGATCAACCGTGCGAGCTTATTTTTGATGATGAAGAAGATCGTACGTTTTTAGCTGTCGTAGATGAAACTTTAGATTTAGACCAGTTAGTTGTTCTAGGTGAAGGTACTTTAACTTTCATTTGTCCAATGCCATATAAGTTAGGAAAAGAGCAAACGGTTGACTTTAAAAAAGATGTTAGTGGGTTAGTTGCGAGTGTTCAAAATAAAGGAACGGTTCATTCTAATCCTATCATTGAGATTGATATTACAAAACCAAATACTTTTCTAGACGTATGGTTTGGCGAGACATCTTTAAATGATCGGGATTATTTTCGTATCGGAATGCCGTTAAAAACTGTGGAAACACCTGTAGAAAGAAATCAAAGGCTTATATGGGATGAAATGGCTACCACTGTAGGGTGGAGTAAAGTCAGTTCAATGGAAGATGGCAATCCAATTGGTGAAATGAAGTCAGATAAATACCAATTCTATTGTTCTGATTTTGGTACTGCGGTTAAAGGTTGGCACGGCGCAGCTGTTAAAAAGAGTATCCCTGGCGGTCCAGTACAAGACTTTATTATGCAAGCCTACGTTACATGTAAGAGTAAAAAAATCAATGAAATGGGACGAGTTGAGATAGCAATACTGGATGAAAATAGCAAGGTACTTTCAAAAATTGCTATGAACGATCTCTTTTGGCAAGCTGAACAAAATTTCGGGACAATGGTAATTGGATATGACAGTAAGCCAGGGAAAACAGGTTTAATTTATGAGAGTGGCGATTATCCGAATACATGGAATCAGTATTTTGGTCGATTGTGGATAGCTAGGACAGGAAATGTATGGGAAGCGTATATTTCAAGATTCCTTCCAGGTACAGAAAAAGATGATTCAGAACGATTTGCACGTTGGACGGATGAAAAAAACTATCATATGGAAAAAGCAGCACAAATTCAGATTAGCATCATGCAGTTTCAAGACGTTCCACCAGTAGAAGCGATGTCAGTTAGTGATTTGAAGTTTTGGAAAGTGAATTTAAATACGAAAAATACACCGCCTTATATAGTAGATGTTGGTGATAAAGTCGTGATCGACACAGAAAATAGTCATGTAACAATTGAAGGAAAGAATGCGATTAACATTAAGGACATTTTCAGTAATTTCCCTGTTATCAATAGAGGCACTAATAAACTTGAGATTATGCCTTCTGATATCGGAACAGCAAGGGTCAAATATAGGGAGCGATTCAGATGAGAACACCAAGCGGAATACTTCATGTTGTTGATTTCAAAACAGATCAGATTATATCAGCTATTCAACCAAAGGACTACTGGGCTGATAACCGTCATTGGGAAATAAAAAATAACATTGATATGTTAGAATTCAAAACTTTTGACGGCACTCTACATGCAGTTACTTTACAGCAGCAGAACTTAGTTTTAAAGGAAGTGCGTGATGGTCGCATTGTTCCATATGTTATCAATAATGAAGTAGAAAAAGACTCTGATGATAAATCGCTCACTGTACATGCTTCTGGTGCCTGGGTTCAAATAGCCAAAGATGGGATTATTAAACCTCAACGTATAGAGAGCAAAACAGTTAATACGTTTATTGATATTGCTCTTGCCGATTCAAAATGGCAACGTGGAATAACGGATTATTCTTCATTCCACACGATGACTATTGATGAATTTATCGATCCCCTCACTTTTTTAAAGAAAATTGCCGCTTTGTTTGAGTTGGAAATACAATATCGTGTTGAAGTATCTGGTTCTCGAATTACTGGATGGTACGTTGATATGATAAAGAAACGAGGAAGAGAAACAGGGAAGGAAATAACTCTGGGAAAAGACTTAGTAGGCGTTAGACGCATTGAACATTCCAGGGATATTTGTACCGCCTTAGTCGGATTTGTACGGGGCGAAGGTGATAAACTTATCACGATTGAGAGTATTAATAACGGGCTTCTTTATATTACAGATAGTGATGCCTTTCAACGCTGGAATGCGCATGGTAAGCATAAATTTGGTTTCTACACTCCGGAAACAGAAGACCAAAATATGACACCGCAGCGATTAATGACTTTGATGAAGACGGAATTAAAGAAGCGTGTCAATTCTTCAGTTTCTTATGAAGTAGAAGCACAATCGATTGGACATATTTTCGGACTAGCACATGAACTAATTAATGAGGGCGATACGATTCGAATCAAAGATACAGGATTCACACCTAAGTTATACCTTGAAGCACGTGTAATTGCTGGTGATGAATCTTTTACGGACCCTACACAAGATAAATATGTGTTTGGTGATTATCGCGAAATTACTGATCCAAACGAAGAACTACGAAAAATTTACAATCGAATCTTGGGCTCATTAGGTAATAAACAAGAGCTGATAGATCAGTTAGATAAATTAGTGAAAGACGCAAACGAAACAGCTAGTAATGCTAAGAAAGAATCCGAAGCAGCGAAAACACTCGCTGAAAAAGTTCAAGAAAATCTAAAAAATAATACTGTAAATATCATTGAATCTAAGCAGCCGCCCACAGAGAATCTTCAAATTGGTAATACGATATGGCGAGATATTAGCAACGGTAAACCAGGTATTTTAAAAGTATGGAACGGGAAAGATTGGGAGCTTCTTATTCCTGATCCAGAAACTATCAAGAAAGAAACAATGGAGCAGGTAAATAAAGATATTCAACTTACAAAAGAAGAATTAAATAAGAAAGTGGAAGAAGCACAAAATGAAACTGTTGGTCAATTCAAGGAAGTAACAGAAAACCTTCAAGAAGTTTCTTTAACTATTAAAAATGTACAAAACTCTCAAGGTGAAATTGACAAAACTGTCTCTGAAATGAAACAAACCAACGAAGGTTTTACTAAATCTATTGACTCGTTAACGAAAAAAAACGGTGAGATCACTGAGAAATTAAATACAGTAGTAGAGACTTCCGAAGGCACAATAAAGAAAATCTCTGAGGTGCAGCAAACAACAAATGATTTAAAGAAAACAACTACTGAAATAGAAGAAAAAGCTGGGGAAATCAGCGAAAAGTTAACAAGTGTAGAAAAGAAAGTTGATAATACGGAAATTGGTATCCGAAATCTATTACTAGAAACAGCTATTAAATCCCATTCAGTGAAGACTGGAGAAAATAAGCCTCATACCTATTTTGGTGTGGCGAAGGATGCGATTACTTTAATGCAGGGCAAGAACATTGCTATGAGCTTTCTATTTACAGGTAAGGTTACTGAATGGGGTACAACGGATAAATGGGTTGGTTTCGAAGTGAAAATTACTTTTATAGACAATACATTTGCTTATCCTAGCTGCCGTATAGAAAATCGTCTAACACTAGGTAAACAGTATAAACAGGAAAGATTTACAGCGAGTGCTGTAGTAATGGATAAGCCTATTAAAGAGATTTTAGTTTACGCTTTAGGACGTGATTTCACAGGAGACGTGTTAATTGAAAAGCCTAAATTAGAAGTTGGCACAGTACCGACTGCATGGACACCAGCACCAGAAGATCAAGTAACGAATGAGGAATTCACTAAAAAAACAACCGAGATTGAAAAAAGTGTGAATGGTATTAAAGAAAGTATTAAAACGGTAGAAAAAACACAAGTCGATTTTAGCCAGCGTGTGACTACTGTAGAGAAAACAGCGGACGGTATTAAAGAAAATGTTACTAGTTTACAAGAGATACAAACTAAACAAGGTACGCAGTTACAAGAGGCTAAAGCAGGTTGGGAAACTACTGCAAAAGCTTTGGAAGGAAAAGTTGAAATAAAAGATGTTGAAGATTATGTTGGCGGAATCGGTAATCAAACTGTATTACGGAATGTTCTTTGGAAGAATGATACAAGATATTGGATTCTTCAATCAGGCACAACAAGAGATACAACCGTTTTATATAAGGGTTGTAATACACTTCGTACAATCTCCACGGGAAATACAGCAGACGTATACAGAGGTGCTTCACATGAAGTTATAAATGCCGGACCTAGTTGGAATTACGTTTTTTCTGCATACTTTTATACAGATAATAAGTCTAGCATTGATAATGGTGCGAAAATGGAGCTGAAATGCTTAGATACAAATGGAAATGTGTTAAAGCAATACGGACAAGAGATTACGTTAACAAAAGGAATGTGGGTAAGACATCATGTGTTTGGTCTACTTGTAGAAGGAACGAAAAAAGTACAAGTACAATACTGGCTGCGTAGAAATGGAAGACTATGGGTAGCGCAGCCTATGTTACAGATCGGCGATAAACCTTCTTCATTTATGGAGAACCCTGTTGATATTGTAGATAAAGATAAAATCATGGAAGAAATGGCCGATAAGATAGCAACTGAAGATTACACTAAAAAAGTAACTGAATTAGAAAGAAGTATTAGTGCTACTGAAAAAGGCGTTTCAATCATCTCTGGAAAACAAGAAACGTTTATAAATGAGACTTATAATGCCTATGTAAAGAAAACGGAATCAAGGTTAGAAGTGTTAGACGAAGGAATTATAGCGCAGATTTTAAAGGACGGCATTGTCACTGCCATCAATATGTCTCCTGGCAAAATTACAATTAATGCTGCAAAGCTGGATATTAATGCTGACACAATGGTCAAATGGTTAACAGCAAAAGGCATAGATACAAATCTTATTAGAATTGATGGTGATAAGATCACCATTGATAAAGATGGTGTAACTGTTAAAATGCTAGATTTCCTATTCCAAGACGAATGGGGTACAAAAACAACTGCGGTATCAAGACGAAACCTAATAGCTGATCCAGACTTTTCTAGTGTTACAAAGAAAAACATTGGCAATTCAGATTATTATGGGTTTGAAGGTGGATACGGTCTTACTTGGAAGTCCTGGGGAAATGTCGTAATAGAAAAGAATACACATATATTCGATTACGAGCAAATGGTGAATGCTGCAAGGGTAGATATGTATAACTATCCAGAAGCAATCGTGAATAATGGGATACATCCTGGCAACGAATATACAGCATCCGCTCACTTTAGAACTGCCATGATAAATGGCGTGCGTAAGACAGGGAAACCGAGAATACACGTATGCTGTGTTAAATTCCGAGATAACGTAAGTTACGAAATATTGAGTGAACAAAAGATGGACTTCCCTGAGCCGTCTACATTCTACGGAGAAATCAGAAGGTATTCTTTTACTTTCAAAGTGCCGACAAACTATATTCCGCAACAACATGCATTGATTATTAAAGTTTGCTCTGGAAATGCTGACATGAGGCAAGGGACAGCGATTTGTGTAAGTGGTGTAACGCTATACAGTGGCAAATATGCATCTATGTATAATTGGGATCGTGCTGCAGCAGAAAGAGCAGATGGCATTCAGCCGTTTAACGCACTTGCTCTAGGTGGTGTGAATAATAATATAGCTCCAGCAGCAGACGGACAAACGTTTGATATAAGTACTGAAAAAGAAGTGAAAATCTTTAGGAATATACGAGCAATGCAGGGAATTAACTTAGGTGGCGGTGGATTCCAACAATGGGGGCATATTCGTTTTACAGACGGTAATGCTGGAGCGGGTTTTTATGTGAGTACTCCAAGTGGTTGGAAATTTAACGCACTTGGATAGAAAGGGGAAGTAGGAATGAATGAGAATCAAATGATGCCACTTCAAGCAGGTGAAAGCTTTCCTTTTATGGGGAGGCTGGTGGATGCAGAGCGAACAGAGACAGGGGTTTTTGTTCAAATACCTGCTGATATGTTAAATAATGCAGGTATTCTACAAGGTATTAGCAGGGTTGAAGTATGGAGAGAGATGGATGGGACAGTAAAGTTTCGAATTGCTACGTTGTGTGAAATATGTAAACGTGGCGCGCGTCTGTACACACTGGATATGGGGTTTGCGAAAAAGAATATTTGCTTAGAGTGTTATACATCACTTACAGGGAATTATCCATCTCAAGAACCGCCAACACCAACTAATGAAAATAACAGACAAACAAAGCAGGAGCAGCAATAGCTGGTCTTTTTTATTTTGAAAAGGAGGAAAGAATGTGGATCGTATTGATGTACTATTAAAAACTTTTATTGCCACTTTTGGTGGCTTCTGTGGGTATTTTTTGGGAGGATGGGATGCAACATTGAAAATCTTAGTGACGATGGCAGTTATTGATTATTTAACTGGCATGATTGCAGCAGGATATAACGGAGAATTGAAAAGTAAAGTTGGTTTCAAAGGCATCGCCAAAAAGGTGGTGCTTTTTCTTTTGATTGGAGTGGCAGCTCAGTTAGATTCAGCATTCGGGAGCAATAGCGCAATCCGAGAAGCAACAATCTTTTTCTTTATTGGGAATGAGTTGTTATCACTTTTAGAAAATGCTGGTCGAATGGGTATTCCGTTGCCACAAGCTTTGACAAATACAATTGAAATTTTAGGTGGTAAACAAAAACAAGAAGAGAAAAAGGGAGATGTTCAATAATGGGGTACATTGTAGATATTTCAAAATGGAATGGTAATATTAATTGGCCTGTAGCAAAACAACACATTGATTTTATTATCGCCCGTGTACAAGATGGTTCAAATTATGTAGACCCATTATATAAAGGATATGTACAAGCTATGAAGCAGCACGGTATTCCTTTTGGGAATTATGCATTCTGTCGTTTCGTTTCTGAAAATGATGCACGTATAGAAGCTAGGGACTTTTGGAATCGCGGAGACAAGAGTGCGACAGTCTGGGTTGCGGATGTGGAAGTGAAAACAATGAATGATATGAGAGCCGGTGCACAAGCGTTTATTGATGAATTACGCAGATTAGGTGCTCAAAAAGTTGGTTTATATGTTGGCCATCATATGTATGCTCCGTTTGGAATGGTAAATGTAAAATCAGACTTTGTGTGGATTCCTCGATATGGTGGTAACAGACCAGCTTATTCATGCGATATCTGGCAATACACTGAAACAGGTAATGTACCTGGTATTGGGAAGTGTGATTTGAATGAATTGATTGGTAGTAAATCATTATCTTGGTTTACAGAAGAGAAGCAACCAGAACAAATTGATTCTAATGGCGGATATCAATATGTTAAATCTGGTGGATTTGGCGTCTCATTGGTTCCTGAAGTATTAAATGCTATGGCTGAGCGTGGAACTAAAGGACAAGTTATCTCTGATCCATCAACTGGTATAGCGTACTTACAAACTGAGGTATTACCTAATTCTGAATTAGATAAAATTACTTGGTGGATGGATACTAGACCTGAAGGGAAATGGTTTTACGAGTACATTAAGAAATAAAATAAAAGAATAGTTTGGTAAAAAACAAAGGCTGTCCTTAATGGGGAGCCTTTTTTGTCAATGGATCACCACAATATAAAGTTCACAATAGCAAAGGGAAAACATACTATATTACTGCAAATGAAGCCTATGTGTATGTGAAGTGAGAAGAAAAAGACCGCCCTTTTTTCGGGAAGGGCGGTCTAATATTATTTACTTTCGTTTAATATACTTTGAAGTGATTGTTCTACCTTATGCATTTCACCTAATACAGGGTTGTCATAGTCACTTGAACAATCAAGATATGCTCTTACTCCACCAAAAATTTTGAAATCCACTCTAGATAGTGAAGTATGTTCTTTAGTTTCTAAAATGGTTACAGCTGATTTATAGCGTTTAATTATATCATCAATCATTCTTTTGCCTTTTACTTGATTTTCTTTTTCAAGAGTTTGAATGATGTTATTCATTTGTTTTTTTAATTCAGTAATATTTTGGTCCTGTGTAAGCATTTAAATACCTCCATTTTCATTTCAATTACTTATTTGGTACTTTTCGTACATCTGAAATCCATTCTAAAGGCCAGTTTTGTGGAAGTAAAACTTGATCTCCACCACCTTTCAACGTAGTCCCGCTCATTGTGTATTGTTCAGCTACTTTTCCAAGATTAAGAGTTTCGCCTTCCGGAACTTTAATCGTAGCCTCATACATTCTACTATTTTTCCATTCCGGTAAAAGAGCTGTATCTAGTTTCGCTTGTATTCGATTTTGAGCGGGGACAGTTGTAGCGAAACCACCGCCTGCATCAGCACTATGCCCAAATGTACGATATAATGTTACCTCTTCATTAGTTTTTACAGTTCTAAATACTCCATCTGTAAATGAATCTCCAATCCAAGGTGGTAAATTCGCTTTTTCTATTTCAGTTACTTGATGATCGATACTTGTAGCATATTTTTTTATGTCTGAGGCACGATCAGCTTTTTTAATAGTATTAGCAGCTTCAACTGCATTCGCAGTCATTTTTACCCCTTTGCCAACTTTGGCAATTTTTCCGACTGGTGTAAGACCAGCTACAGCCATTCCTCCAGCAAAAACCCTTTCCCAAGTGGAAAGTTTTTCGCCAGTAGATGGATCGATACCGTCCCAAGCACGACGAACATCGTATTCACCACTTATTTCACCAGCAATATCTCTAGCTAATTTTTTACCATCAAATCCTTTTTCCTCCGAAGAAAGTTTACCACACATTGCACCTTCTTCGATTGATTTGTCAGCCTGACGCTTCCTATCTTCTTCAATCGCTTGAATAGAAGTAGTCCACTCCATATTCAACACTTGCGTACTAAATGTTCCGCTTGCAGGACTAAATCCTTTGCCACTTTGCACTTCCGCAAGACCTTGTGCGATACTCGCAGCTAGTTGAAGTGCTGTAGCATAGTTATTGCTAGACGCTTGATTAAATTCATATAGGTGATTTAACTTTTCTTGAAGTTTGTGTCTCATGACAGTAAAAAGATTCGCCATAGCGTCCATACTTGGCATCGGCATAGCTTGACTGATAGCTTCCATACTTGCCTTCATTCGGTCAATTTCTCGAATTTGTTCTAATATTTCTTGTTCAATTACATCAGTTGAAGCGACCTGTGATTGAAATTGACTTGGAAAGGCATCATTCTGATGAATTAGTTCTTCACACAAGTAAATAATCCCTTGAGCTAAGGGACGGAAGGTTTGTACAAAAAATGCTTTGGCACTACTATATGTTTGTCCTTGTAGAACAGTATCAATTGCAAAAGCATCAATCGACTGAATAACTTGTTCCATACCTTGAATGGTAGCGGTACATACAGCATTCATATCTTGTGTTTGTGTATGCACTTCCCCTAAATACATATTTAAACTCAAAAATCTCCCCCCCTTTTTTAAACAAGTAAATCATACCAATTTAAGGAGGGAAATGTAAAAATATTTTTTTATTTAGCATCAATAATATCAATAAATTTCAACGTTATTTTATTATAAAATGCATCCGTACAAATTATAGATTTATTCAACGGATCAATATCAATGACGGTCATATAGCTAGTAAGTAAAAATCCATCTTCATAATATGTAATCAATATTTCTTCTTCAGAAAGCAGCGAACATAATAGCATATTCTCAATACGTTCTTGTTCATCCTGGGTTAATGTAGGGCGTTCTACTTTTGTCTTGTCTTTAATAATCTCACGGATACCAGCGAATTGCTCCGGCATCGCAGCGAACGGAGTCCATTTAACCATTCCTCTTCCTTTTGGCATATTAGCGTTATTCATGCTTTATGTCCCCCTAACAATGTGTTTCTGTATCTTGCTGTTGCACTATTTGTATACGAAATTCCTCTTAATATGCTGTTCTTACCAAATTTAGTGCGTATTTCATCCATTACTTTAGTTAGTTTCATTTCTTTTTCTCGTTGTATTACATTATCGAATAGTGAGATTTGTTCTTCGCCTTCATTGATTAAGTTAGTTAAAGAAATATTTATGGTTCGAATGGGTTCCCCAGTGTAAAACTCGTGTAAAAAATATGTACAAATCTTATATATATCCATTGTTAAATTCGTCGGTCGGTTCATAGTGTGAGTTTTTCTGAAGCCACCAGAGTAATTTCTGCTATAACCAATGGAAAAATGAACAGTTTGAGCTAGTTTGTTTTGCCTTCGCATTCGATAACAAACTTCTTCTATATGCTCCAGTAGAATAATTGGAAACTCTTCTATAGTGTAATCACGCATGAGTATTTGGCTTTTACCAATAGAAGTTGTTGCTGGAACATATTTTTCTGATATACGGCTAAAATCAATGCCGTTGCTATGTAAGTGTAATTCTTCGCCAATAACGCCAAAGCTTTGTTTTAAGTATTTGAGTGGGTATTGCGCTAAATCTCCGATTGAATGAATTCCTTTTCGGTTTAACTTCGCTTCTGTTTTAACCGAAATCCCCCAAAACTTACTAAGTGGTCGTATTGGCCATAATTTTATGGGTACATCTTCGTATTTCCAGTATGCTATGCAATCTTTCGTCTTCTTCGCTTCCACATCTAAAGCCACTTTGCTCAATAAAGGATTAGGACCAATTCCTATCGTGCATTCAATTCGTGTCTTCGCATATATTTCACGCTTGAATTTTAATGCGAAGTCGTATGGGTCGTTAGCAAATAAATGAATACTATCCGTAATATCCATAAAGAACTCATCGATGGAATATTGGTGGAAATTCTCAATAGGCACGTATTGTAGCGCTAACTTAGTGATGAAATTAGAACATTTTATATAAGTGCCCATAATTGGGTTTACCACAAGGATATCTTTGCGGCGTGGTATTTCGTATAATCTTGCCATTTTCTTAACACCCAACGCTTTTAATGGTGGAGTTGCAGCCAAAACAATTGAACCACTCCTATTCACATCACCGACTACGGCTAACTTTGTGTAAAGTGGGTCTAATCCCATCTTGATGCAACTGACTGAAGCATAGAAGCTACGAAGATCTACACATAAAACAATTCGGTTTGGCAATATTGAATAGTCATACACCGTTATTCCTCCTAAATAACAGAACGTTAGTTCTTATTATATACGAATGTTTGTTCTTTTATGAAGAGGTTTTTAAAAAAAATAAAAATAGCCTCACTCGTTTAAGTGAAGCTACATCCAAAAATCATTATAATCAACATTTTTACCTGTTAACTTTTTTAAAGCTCTTATAATCTTATTCCCATTCTTCAATGAAGGTTGAAATGCATCTCCCTGGCATATTCGACTGATCGTTCCTCTGTTAACGCCACTTTCCTTCACTATATCCTGTTGTGAAAGATTATTTTTATCAAGAAATTTACCAAAACGTGAACGTGGTTTTCCTAGTCCGAACACCTTTCCTCTCTCCCTTGCTTGTTTGATTAGTAAAAAGTCTGTACAAAAATTAAACTTTTTAAACTTCACGAAAGTTTGAATATTGTCCAAGCCATCCACAATATGTTTTATCAAGGTCGCTACCAAAGTAGTTATCAAACTTATTATCAAAGTAACTACCAAAGTAAATAGCTTAATTGCTATCAAAGTAACCAGTATTTGTACTATCAAAGTAGCTATCAAGTTAGCTATCAAAGTAACACTACCAAGGTATCAGGGTGATAAACCTACGTGTCATCGGGATTTTAAATTCTGTTTATAAAGGGGAGTTTTATATGTTAACTACATTTATTTCATTGGGAGTTTTAGGAGCAACTACAATTGGTGGAGCAATATTAGAAAAGCATCTTGTAAAAAATGATCACGTTGCTGCAGCTAAACTTTTAAGTGATGGAATGTATCACGGAATGAGAATAGGTGGAGTTTGTTTCATCGGCTATGTATTTATCAAAATCTTAATCATGTTTTAGGAGGATGTGAAATGGAATTTATCAAAGAATGGCTTCATAAACAAAGTTTGAAAAACCAACTTATAGAGGTATTTGGAAAAGCAGGTTTATATGTAGACCATCAAACACGGGGTGGTAAAGTACCGATTTATCCTAAAATACATGATATTTCCTCCACACAAGAAAGTACTAGATATATATTTACCATTCCAAATGGTTTGGATCCGAAGACTATTGAAAAGAAATGGTTTTGTTTTCAACAAATATTAGGGTGTAATGTAGCGATTGAAGGTGATATTAAAAAGTTTGTGCTCAATGTGTTGCATTCTGATGTAGGACTTCAACCATACAATTACAGTTATAAGAAATGGCAGCCGTTATTAAAAAAACATCGTCTTCCTGTGGTGGTAGGACGTGACCAGTTTGGCAATATGATTGTGTATGACATGGTTGAAGCCAATACTCCGCACTTACTTGTGGCAGGAGAAACAGGGAGCGGTAAAAGTAGTATGGTGCGTGTTGTTCTGTCCACACTCATTCAATACATGTCTCCTGATAAATTACATTTGTACCTGGGTGACTTAAAAAACTCTGAATTTCATTTCTTACGAAGAGTAAAACACGTAAAAGAGGTTTGCATGGAAGAAATTGAAATGAAGATTATGCTTCAGAAAGTGTGGAATGAAATACGTGAACGAAGAAAGCTAATGGAAGAGTATGAAGTGGATCATATTGATGAATACAACAAAATGAATCCTGATAATCGGAAACCATATATTTTATTAGCAATCGATGAAGTGGCCATGTTGCAAGACGAAAAGGAATGTATGTCTACAGTTGAAAAAATATCAGCAGTCGGTAGGGCGTTAGGAGTTTTCCTCATGCTATCTATGCAACGTCCTGATGCAAAAGTATTAGATGGTAAGTTAAAACTCAACATGACGGTAAGAATGGGTTTTAAATGTGATAGTACAATCAATAGCAATATCATGGGTACACCTGGTTCGGAACACTTGGAGCAATCAGGCCAAATGATATTGAAATTTAATGGATTAAAGAAAGTGCAAGCTCCTTATTTAGAATTAAGCAAAGCGAAACAAATTGTTGAACCTTATCGCATTCCGAAAGAGGATATGAAGCTTCAGAATTCTCCACAAGAAGAGAATCAATTGTTTGGGGTGTTAGATTATGAAGAATAGAGACAAAGCGATACTAAGCGATTTAAAACGTTTTAGGTGTATGTCTCGTGACGATATTATAGATTTACATTTTCACGGGGTGAAAAATGCGGTTACTTGCTGTAACACGGTGATGAAACGATTAAGGAGAGACGGTCATGTGGATGCCAATATCTCGCAGCAGCCATATATATATTTCCCTCAACCTAGCACGCTTCGAAAAACTAGCCAAAAAATTCCCCACTTTTTCGGCATTGTAGATGTATACAAACAACTCATTCATTATGAAAAACCGAAACTATTCAAAGTCGAGCCGAAATACGGAAAAGAATTTATGGAACCCGATGCATTTACAATTTGGCGCAGATCTCCATTCTTCATTGAAGTCCAGAAGTCAGTTTACAGTAAAAAGATTATGCAAGATAAGATAAACAGATATGAGTTATATTTCCACAGCCAGGAATGGCATAACGAATCGTGGCAACCGAAAGGAACTAAATACTTCCCGTCAATCCTTATTATTACTGATAAACAGTATGGTATTAACTCGCCTAACTTACGAATCTTTCAAGCTTCTTCAATTAGTAATTTCATGGATAGTCTTGCTGTAAAAGCATAATAACAAGAGTTTTATTAGTGGGAATTGTATCCGTTATAGCGTTATGCGGTGGTTTGTTCATTATGTTTGATAGTCAGGAACGAGGATTCTCGCTAATAAGTCAAACGGAGATTGTTTATATTGTAGTTCAAATGATTCTGTTGTTTAGGAAATTACTTGTTAAAATTACCAAATCGCTATAAAATATTTTTGTAGTAAAAAATGGAATTCCGAAAGCGTATGGAGGAAACTAGAATGAAAAAAGTCATTTCTGATAACTTTGGCTCTTTCTTTTGTATAGGTTTATTATTATATTTGTCGATTGATTATAATAATATATCAATCATGGGCTATATCTTTATTGCAACAAGTATATTTGCATTTATAACATTCTTGATCAATCTAGCATTAACTTATCAGTTAGAGAAAAGAAAAAAAGAAAGTATATAGTTAAGTTGAAAAGGCCTGTACAGGTCTTTTTTTATTTGCAGGAATTTCTTAACCATCATGGAATACTGTCACTAGGAGGTGTTGTGACGCTATGACGGACGAAATTGTTTATTCTGCAAGTGAAGTATACAAACGACTTGGAATAAGTGATAGCACCCTTAGAAAGTACATGGAAGTATTGTCACGCGAGGGATTCGCTGTAAAGAAGGATAATCGTGGCAGACGCCAATATACAGACAATGACATTATGGTGATTGAGAAATTAATTGAACTGAGTAAGCATGACGGTATGACGCTAGAAAAGGCAGCGAAGATGATTGCGCAGCAAATAGAAAAAGCTAACCCAGAACTGATTCAAGAAGAGTCTGAGGAAACGGACTTAGTGCCATTCCACATCAAACAGCAATTACAGGAACAGTACAGCGTTATGGCGCAAGAAATGAATCAGAGTATGTTAGCGATGGAGAAACGATTAAGTGAGCAGGCGAAGCAAAGTAACGAGGAAATCAAAGCGAGTGTAGAAGCGCATAATGAACGCGTGGAAAAACGATTGGAAGCAAGGGACGAAGCCCTTATGAAGACGCTACGTGAGATGCAGGAGACGAAGAGAATGATGCAGGAATTTCGGGATGAGGTTGCTGCAGCGAAAGAGAAGAAAAAGCCGTGGTGGAAATTCTGGTGAGAATAGTAATTAGAAAATAGCCCTGCATATGCAGGGCTATTTTCTAATATGTATATAGGCCCCGCCACATGCCAATCAACCTAAGATTTTAAAGTATCCCCTAAACGGAAATTTTGTGTTTAGGGGATACTTTTATTCATAACAATCAGTAATTAAACTATTCCAATAGGTATTATTAGCACGCCATAGCGAATAGGGGCGTTTATTTCCTTCATACATACCGCTATCGAAATATACAGTTCCATCGGCAACAAGTTTAATCCAATTATCAAATGTCATAGGTTCACCAAAACAAATTTTTTGATAAACACCAAAAGCATCGGTTTTACAAGTGAACCATCCAAGATCATCAAATTTATCTTCGAGTTTATCTTTCAGGGTCTTTCCTTTCCCTGTTGGAGAGGAAATGCCGTACCAGCGCGCAATAACAATATTATCATGCTGAAGTTGTACAGGTATGATTGAGGATTTGTCGATACGTCTATCTTGACTGTAAGAATAATAAATTACAATGTCTAAATTATCTTCAATAATCATAATTTGACCAAATGTGTTGTATTGTCCTATTTTAGGAACAGGACTGCCTGACCAAGAGAACCGCCCATCTTTTTCAACATTAGGTTTACCAAAGATACGACAAAAAGAGGCTTGCTTTTTTGGAGCTGTTGAACCTGAAAATAGTGGTGCATACACACCGACTTTGAAAATGTATTCGTTAGCTGACCAATCTCCAAATGTAGTCTTTCCAGAAGTAGTTTCATTTTTTAATTCATATCCAAGGATATCTGGAAGATTCTCTCCGTTAGCTGTAATTCCGAATTGTTCTTCAAGCCAATGACCTCGGCGACCAGCATGGCGTATATTTTTTCCAGAAATATCAGGGATTTTTCCTTTTACGTTACTTCTGAAAATTTCAATCAATTTTTCTTTATTTTTCTCCATTGGTCACGACCTCCTGTGGTTGTTCAATAAATAGCTTGGTAAAAATGGCTTCTAAAACTGAAACAACAATACTGTTTCCAGACTGTTTATATAAACTTGTATTGCTGACTAATACACTTGCTTTTTCAAAATCTTCATCGTCTACACCCATGAAACGCCAAGTTTCTCGAGGTGTTAATCTTCTAGCTGGATATTTCCCATCTTCTCTTACTGGTCCAGAAACTAGTTGACGCCTTTTCTTTGTTAAGAAATCTTTGAGAAAAGTTCCTTTCCAATAATTAGAGTCTAAGCAATAAATGTAATCTTGTATAATTGGAACATCACTTACTTGATTATTCTTAAGATAAAATTTTTCTGGAACATTCTTTTCTAACAAGTCATTCATAAATACTGTTAGGTTCTTTGGTTTTGGAAAAGCGAACTCTTTTTGAGGATTTAAGATACTTATGCAAAAAATACGTTCTCTATTTTGTGGGATGCCATAGTTTCTAGCATTTAGAACATCCCAATAATTGGTATATCCTAAAGATTTAAGGTAAGATAAAAATTCTTCAAAGTTTTCTTTGTGATTCTTTCCAACTAAATTTTTTACGTTTTCCATCATTAAATATTTTGGCTTTTTATATTCAATAATTTTGCAACATTCCCAAAGTAAAGAAGATCTTGTGCCTGAATTAGCATTTAATCCATTTTGATATCCAGCTACTGAAATATCTTGGCATGGAAATGAATAGGTGAAGAAATCAAAATCTGGTAAATCTTCTGGGTTGATTGTTCGAATGTCTCCAAAGTTTTTATTAAGTTTATTGGCGATATACATGTCTTTTAGTTTTTGTCCTCGAAGTTTTTTTGCACGGTTTTCGAAGGTTTTATAGTCAAGAGGAACATTGATACTTTCAAGATATTCTCGCATTTCATCATCTGATATAGTGAGGTCTATATCGCGTTTTTCAAGTAAATTTTCATGTATAGCAGCGTAAGAAAGTAGAACATCGCCCTCAATTTCAGAAATGCCTACAACTTTGTGAGGAATTTTTAATTTTTTTAGTGCTAATCGTTGGCTTCCGTAACCAGCGAATGCTTCAAATACCTTTAACATCTATTAGTACCTCTTACAAATGTGTTCAGGGAATATGTTTGATAGATCATTTTCAATTCTATCATCAATTTTTACGGTGCTTTTTTTAATATAATCTGCCAAGTTTTTATTATTATCTAGTAAGAGATAGGATTGTGGAGCGACAAATCCCTCAACGTTATTTCGTAAATCTTCAAGAGTAATAGGTTTGATCTGCTGAAAACCTATAATTTCCATTCCGAATCGATAGCTTTGAGCATAGTGTTTGATTCGGTTAGAAGTATCTTCATCATCTGAGTATTGTTCTTTCCAATTTTCAAGACTGTGTTTATTCCCAAAGTAAACAATTCCACATATTGCTTTTACAGGTTTGCTGACATACATATATGCATAAGTGCAATTCTTTGGAAAAGTACGTCTATATTCAATCAATTTAACTTGACCAGCAATTTTATCATATATGCTAGGCCAGAAACTCATAAGTGGTATCATTTAGTTGTGCCTCCTAAATCTATTTAAAAAGGAATTGGATGTTATGCTATCTGTGATTGATAATACCCTTTGAATTCTTGACAATTTCCAAGTAATTATACTTTTAGAAAATCCCTATTATAATATATCATCTTTAGTAGATTTTTGGTTATAGTAAATATTAAAAATGGAAATTTCTAAAGATAGATTATCCTAGAAATTAAAAGATATTAGGAAGATAAAATTAAGTATCATCAAAGGGATTTTATGTTGTTTACTAATGGAACTAAACGTTGATCTGGTTTCTCTGGTGTCTGTATTTTTTTCTGCGTTAGCAGGAGTAGGCTGGGCAGTCGAATCTGAGTTATCGGTAATAAGTGTTACGGTTACTACAAATGAATTGTTCTTATTATCCAAAGGTACCACTCCTATTTAGTATTTATAAATACTAGCGATTTTTTAAAAAAAGATACATGTATCTTTAGATACAAAGATACAAAGATACAAAGATACAAAGATACATAAAGAAAAGCTATGAGGACGGGATTTCCTCATAACTACTTGTTATTAGAAGTTATATTTTTAAGTATACGTTGCTCGCGCTCGGTTAAATTATTAGCGATGTAAAACTCTAAAATTTCATCAATAAATTCGTAATTCTTCATACTCTTCATCGTACAAATAGTTTTAATTTTGCTAAATGACTCAGGAGTTACTTTTATGTTCTTTCTATCTTGTGCTGTCAAAATTTTCTTTTTGGGTGTAGTGTTGTTATTTGTACTCTGAACATTTCGCTCTGTATTAGCAGATTGCGTTATCTTCGGTTCTTGCGGTGTTTCCCTTTTGATTAAAGCCACTTATGTCAATCCCCTTCCCTAACTTAGTAAGCTTATTTTCTACGAAATACTTTTGTGTATATCTATATCCCGGTTCAATATCTCCTTCAGTTTCGAAAAGGTGAATTCTTTCTTCTAACTCACAGAAAATATCACAGAATAAAGCTAGCATTCTCTTATCATGATGATCTTCAAATTGTAACCCGATTCGTGGATACCATTCTAAACGCGCGTGATTGTTAATAATTGTAGTAAATACATTCTCTTCACCAAAAGTAGCAATTGTGCTTTTTACGATTTCTTTATGTAGGGCACGTTTTTGTTGAAGTAATACAGGAAGCACTCCAGCAACTTGCATTTTTACAAGTGATCCAAAATCATCAACTAATGTTTGGATGTATTCAAAGATTAAGCGTTGACTTCCTTCATATGAAAATTGTTGGGTTTCTTGAACAACAATAATGTAGTCACTTGCTACCATCGCATTATCCACTTTTAAATCTGTTGAAGGCGGAATATCGATGAATATGTAATCATAGTTGTACTTAATTTTTTCTAGCAATCTAGAAAGATAAAAAGTTCTATCTTCAACTGTATTGAATGTTTCGATTAAGAAGTCAGCATATTTCCTCATGTCATATCCGCATGGGATCATGTCTAGGTTTTCATGCAGCTGCACAATACCTTCTGATAAGTCTCCATCTTCAAGACACTTCATTAAAGTCTTTTGCATTTCGGTAATATTAAATGATTTCGCTAAGAATGTTGTACCGTTCCCTTGAAGGTCAGTATCGATAAATAAAACTTTCTTATTAAAGATTAAAGAAGCCACAAGAGATTCCATACACGAATCAGTTGTTTTTCCAACTCCACCTTTTTGTTGGGCGTTGATTATGACGTATCCTTTTTTCACAGGAATCGCTCCTTTTAAATTTGTAATATAATTGTAACAAAGGATAAATGTATCTTTTTATCTTTTTATTCTCGAATTGATAATAACACGAGCTCGTACAAAATGTAAAAGGATAAATGTATCTTTTTTATGTTTAATAGATTAATCCGATTTTTCGTGTACAGAACATTTAACAGAAACCCTATAATATCAACGAATATTGATGTATCTTTTTATCTTTCTATCTTTTTATCTTTGTATCTAAAGATACACAAAGGTAAACTATGTATCTTTGTATCTTTAGATACATGTATCTTTTTATCTTTGTATCTTTGTATCCTTTATTTGAGTTAACTAGATGACGTAAACCCACTTACAAGGGCATTTACAAAGAAAAAAACTTGTTGTAACTTAATAAACAACAAGCATCATTCTACAAAACAAAACACAATTTGCTATTTTACATAAATGAAGATCATGAAGATTGAACGAGATAAATTAAAAACAATTGAATATGAACACAAAACAAAAAGCCACTCCCATATGCTAACGGCTACCAACCTTTAGCGGAGTGACTCAGCTCTAGTAATTGCTACCAACACTTACTAGACATAACCTGTAACCATGCAGGAATTCGGTTTAAGTAGTGTACCACCACTATCCTTAAACAATTATGCCTTTCGACTAGGCTTATTTGATATACCCATTTTATCTATGATTCGGCTAAAATTCAACTAGTAAATGCTAGAATTGTATTTTTTGCAGTCAAAAGATATATATAGGGCATCTCTAAGCCTAGAAGTCTTGTGAATGTACAAGCCATTTAGGAGTTGGAGATGCCTTTTTTGTTTTTTGTTCGCGTGGAATTGCCTGATACCACGTAAATAAAAACTGATAAGCCGTAATTCCGTGCTTCTATATAGAGGGAACTTGTTACGGCGTGGCTAGCTGTTGGTCGTGCAGGGGGTACATAGTATGCGCCTACAAAAACAGCACCCCTCATTGGAATCCTGTTCTTCTGGTGAGGGAGGGCGAGAACTTGCCCAGGGACGATTCTCTAAAAGGTTCGGGTGGTTATCGTTAGCATTACGGTGCTAGGGAGTACATTCAGTTTGTCGTGTAGGGACGATATTACAAGGACAAGCCATAGTAAAAGGATGTATGCGGTGAAAATCGCTGAGTGAACAGGGTCTATACATACGGATACCTTATAAGTGACCGCATGGCGAAAACAAGACGCTTATCCATCTATTTTGATCGATTACTTTTTTGTGATCTTTCAAAGTAGGGGATAAATCTGCCTTCCAGCCGTATTCCTTAATCGTTCCCACATGATAAAAATCTTCAAGACCTTCAGTCAAGATTAAATTCGAAGAAAAGATGGAAAACTTGAGATTGTTTAAGATCTGGGAGAATGACTTACTAAGATAGAGGAATAAATAAGGGATTTACTACTTGCTGGGTTAGAGGATAAAGGGATGGATAGCTAGAATATGCCTTATTTCAGGATTTGGTTTTATACATCGGATATAGTACGTGAAATTTAACTTAAATTTTAATTTATAAAAGGGAGAGAACATTGATGTTTTTTCGTAAAACTAAATTAAATGAGTTACAGAGAGAATTAGATGAGTTACAGAGAGAATTAGATGAGTTACAGAGAGAACTTTCTTTTTATAAAAACAGAGATGTACAACAAAGAAGAAGTAATATACGTTGTGAAGAATATCCGTATATTTTGTTAAAAGATACTAATAATTATATAATCATTGATTTATTGGATGATATTCATGTTACTGCAATTTATATTTATCAGCTAGATCGCCCTGCTGAGCAATGGATGTTTGATTTAGGATCTAATCTTGAATGGGAAAGTGAAAGTTTTGCTACACTCATTGGAAAATTAGAATTCGGTTCGATTGCTGAAGGCAAGGCAGAGATAAAAAAGCTTAAGGTAAATGAGGAATACAGAAATCAAGGATTTGCTACATATATGATGAAAAAAGTAATAGCTTGGGGGCGATCTCAGGATTTTTCAGAACTATATTTGACTGCTTGTACTTCTGTATACAAACTAGGAAATGCGCTAAATCAAGATGAATTAGTTTCCTTTTATCGCAAATTAGGGTTTGAGAATATTTCTCCTAAATCAAATCGAATGACGTATAAATATTGTGATTTTGGTGTCGAAACTTAATAGGGGGGCAAAACATACTCTAAGCGAGTTATTGATGCCACCCTATAAAAGTCATAATACAAAAAGTAAAGATACCTAAAGTTGCCTTTCTCCGACTAGAACTATCCTGTATTAATGCCGTTCCAATTAATAAATTAAATTATAAAAATAATTCGTTATACTTCCGTGAACCCTAGCTGATATAATGTATAAGTCAATTATTGGTTAATTAAAGGTACATATATATTAGGGAGGTACATAAGTAATGCTAGATATAATCGTGTCATTCTTTTTATTTGTTACATATTCTATTCGTTATCTATTTTCAACAGGAGAAAATAGGCAAAAGGCAAAAGCAGATTTAAAAGAATTTTGGACTGATACTGATGGGCAAATATTATTAGGTGCTGCTATGGGACTGGCTGTAATAATTTTTGGTTATTGGTTTATGACGCAAATAAATTTTTAACTAAGAAGAAAAGTATTAGAGAAAACAAGATATTAAATAATATACAAGGATCTCGCCATTTCTGTTGGATGGTGAGTTTTTTAATGTACAAAAGAAAAGACCCCCAAAGGTGCCTTCCTCCAACTTGAACCACTTTAATTTTATATAAATATACACGTATTACCCCTCTGTTATACGTGTAAACACATCCTATAAAACAGAATCGTCTATATACACCAGATTGTTAGTTCACAAAATATCAAGAGATTTGAGATCAATATGTTACGTCTTTTAAAAGAATCTGTTTTATAGAATGTATCCACAATTTATATTTTACTACATGTAATATTTATTTGATGTATTTTTTATGAATATGTATTTTTGCATAAAGTATATGAAAAAATGAGAGTATAATTTGCTATTGTGTAATAAAGATATAGCCCACCTACGGAAATAGGTGGGCTTTTTTATATTGGTGAGATTGTACTAGTATGATAGAATAAGAACAACTGTATATTGTAGGGTGGGCGGTTACGACTGTCCTTTTCTCATTTAATGAGGAAAGGAGGTGTAGCCAATGGATCTATTTCTTCAAATAGTATTAGAGGTAATTAAGACGATTGTACGAGAACTTGTAGTTTTCGTGGTTAAGAAAATTACTTCTAAAAATAAAAAGAAGAAGACCACCCGTCAGCCTCGCAAGCGTGGGAAGTCTTCTAAATCTAAAAAGTAGTATTTAGTCGCAACCACTCACCTTGCGGTAGCAGTTACTTGAAGAGATGTTAGCGCATCTCTTCTTTTATTATATACATACTGTATTACTGTAATACTAATACAGTAATTATATCAAATGCACATAAAAAATCAATGCGTACGTAATGGATATAATGGACAAAAGAAAAGACACCCAAAGGTGCCTTCCTCTACTCAATCTACATAAGACTTTTCTTACAGCACAAATATATCTAGGTTCCACCCAATTTATATTTTACTACATCTCTTTATAAAGTTTAATTAATTTAATGTAAATTTTATAAAGAAAAGACACCCATATAAGAGTGTCTTTTCCGATAGTTTTTTAGCAGAAGCAAGAAGCTCCAACAATAATTAATAAAATAAATAATACAACTAATAAAGCAAATCCTCCTGCAAAGCCACAGCCACCGCAGCTACCACCAAAGCCCATAATAATTCCTCCTTTAAATAGTAGGAGAAAAATAAGGAGTCACTCATGTATTTTAATGGATTCAAATTACTTTATGTTTTTATGGATTAAATGAGCATGGCCTTTTGAAAATAAAAAAAAGACGCCATAAAGCGCCCCCCATTTGGGGAAATCAGAAGTAAGGTTTTTAAGATAACTGAAAAAATAGATCAGGTGCTTAGATTTTATCACTATTTTTTTCTAAATGAACATGCATTATTACATATCACAATAAATCCCTCTATTTTCCATTTGATAAAGTGTATTACAAATATTTACAATATTTAAATAAATATTTCTACATATTCAAAATATTTACAAAAATTACAAAAGTGATACATTTAAGATGCAAGTTATAAAAAATATTTAAGGGGGATTTATTATGTTTAAGAAATTAGTAGTTGGAGCATTAGCGACAGGTATTGCATTGACTGGAGGAATCGGCGCTGCATCTGCAAGCACAGTAGACGCAGTAAATAAATCAAATGAAACAAAACTATTAGCGTGTTATCCTAAAAACAGCGAAGGTAAGTATATAAGAGATGTAAGACAAAAATCTAAAACATTTGCTAACACTTTCCCAGAGCCAGCTTGCGGTGGAACAGTGCAATGGTATTTAAAAGAAGTTAAGTATACAAACGCAAATGGCGGGGAGTATATTGGTCATTACGAAGGATGGCTTAAATAGTAAGCATCTAAATCATTTCAAAAAAAAGACACTCTAAGCAAAAAAAGTTATAATAAGCTGCCCATATGGGCAGCTTATTTACATAAAAAAAGACACCTAAAGGTGCCTTCCTCCGACTTGAACTACTTTAATTTTAATAATATGTATTGGACGCGGATCCTCTAACTTACTTAATTACTTTTTCCATAACTTCTTTATATTTATTAAATTGGGCATCTTCCATATCACCATTCATTTGTATAAGGAAGTTACCTTTTGCGTAAGTATGAGAGAATAACATTTGATTACCATTACCTAAATCGTCATAGTATTTCTTAGCTTTTTCAAGATCTTCTTTGTTTTTAAACTCAAATATTCTACCACCACTATCTTCACCTAATGCTGGAACAAGAATGCGCTTTGCTTCTTTTCTAGTATTTCCAAATTCTTTTTCTGGTAGGTCACTAGGATTGTCAGCTTCTAATCCTGCAGCTTTAAATTCTTCAATTACCTTACCAACCGTGACATTACTTGTCATTGATTTAACGCTGTCACAAGCGGATAAACCAAATAATAATAGAGCTCCAATAAGTAATACTGTTAATCTTTTAAACATAGTTGCTCATTCCTCCTAATGTAAATAAATCCTTACACATAATAACAAATTTTATATCTATATATTGTAATATATTGTCGAACGGAAAAATAAAAGATGTTCATTTGAGCTTCTTTTATTTTTGGATTATAAGGGTGCTCTCACATTTACGACAAGCAATCTTCTCTTCCTCAAAAA